TGGGTCACTGTTTGGGCCACCAAGCAGGTTGTCATGGTGGTTGTCAGTGTATGGTGCTAACCCTGCGTCAGTAATAAACTTATCAAAAAGTGGTTGTTGTGTCATTTGTAAACCCTTTCTCGGTTTAATTGGTACTACATAAATGGTAGCCCAAGCCGTAGTCAAGGGCTACCATTATTACCTCTTTTGTGTTCGGGTTATTGGGGCAACGGTACGACAAACATTTCTTGTCCTTCTTGGCTTGGTGTTTCGTGTAGCACTAATCTACACATTTTCTGCCCTAGCCCTGCATGATAAGTGATTACTTTATTAGTCACATTATGGTGCATCAAAGCCCCTGTAAGTTTCACCTTGTTGCGTGGGGTAGTTTCAACCCAGTCGTGCAGTTTTGGGCAGTCGTTGGTTTCAGGGTCGTACAAGGCAAAAATCACATCGCCATGCCCTGAGCATAAATCAAGTAATTGTCTTTTAATAAACGTTTTTGTATCGGGGTCATTGCATGAAGCACGATTGGCAATTTGGGTAAGGCTTTTGAACTCCCACCCATATGTGGCTACTTGAAACGTAGAGGGGGGCAGGTTGCAGAAGTGAAAAAACTTGTGTGTCATGGTAAACCCTTTCTCGGTTTAGTTAGTACTATATAAATAATAGCCCCTAACAATGTCAGGGGCTATATTTAATTAGTCTTACTTGTTCACAATTAATTTAACGTATGGCGTCCCCCAATACTTACTGCTAGGAGAGTAACCGCCATTTAACAGGGCGAGCAGAACGTTGGGTTTTTTGCGTGAATGCCCGAGCTTAGCACATTGGTTAAGGATAAACCCTAACCGTTTGTCACCATTTATGCCTGTTAAAAACGAAGATTGAATGAAGTGCCGTACACCTCCTTTTTTACCACCCCATCCAAAGGGTACATCTTCAGGGCTTGGTACAAGGCATTGTATTTCAACGTTGTTTTCGTTGCCACCTGCTTCGGTTCTCACAAAATTGGTAATATCATCGTAAGTAAGTTCTTCGCCGTTAAGTAATAACTCAGCAGGAAAGCCAGAAAGTTTGATCTTAGTTGGTTTTTTCTTGGCAACGGCTTTTACTATTTTTTTAGAGGATGCCTTAGTAGTTTTAGCGGCATCTTTTTTCAAGAAATCTAAAGTTTCCTTATTAATTTGTACTACTTTTGTCATAATATCCACCTTTCTATGTGGGTTACAATTAAGTTATAGGTACAGTATATAAGTTGACTTTTAAGTACGCAACCCTTGTTTTATCCTAATTGTTCGCGCTTCTTGAATATCCTTTAACAGTTTAGTCAACACCGCACCTTTCTTGTACTTCTTTCTTGCGAGTCTTTTTAATGCTTCGCGTGTTGTGTAGTTTGGAGGTAACCCATTATGAATCCAGTTATTTACAGTGACAGGACTTACCTTTGGTATTTCAATTAAATCGGCTACTGCTTTCACACCACCGAGTCTCCTGACGATTGAAAGTGCCATTGGTTGTCCAATTTCAACTGCTTTTTCTCCGTTCCTTATTAGTTCTTCTTTTAATTCTTTTGTGGTTAACATCTACGCGCTCTCTCTCGTCGTAATCTCATAAAAAAGCCCCCGACAAGGGAAAAGGAAAACTTGTCGGGGGAGTTCCAGGGAGTGGTAGACTAAGGATGAGGTTAGCCTTACCACACATTATCATTGATAAATAACCATGCCAAGCACAATGATACTAAAAATCAAAATGCAACAAACAGTGAACTGCCAAAAATATGAAAGTTCTGTGAATTGATCTTTTAAATGTATAAACATATTTTTTATCGTTTTCATATCAGGGGGATGCTCCTTTACTTTAAATTTAATGAGGTAAACCCATAACATCCCCATACATTACCGTTTTTTCTGCAATGTCGCAATGAACTGTTGTTTTTGATTAATCATTTTATCTAACCTGTCCCTTGCCTGTGGGACATGTAAACAGATAGTAGCTAGAGCAAAAGATAAAACACCTAGTTTGTGACTTTCAGTATACTCTACAGGCTGACCTAGGTTTTGTCTCTTTTCTAAATCATGTTCAGTTTCGGCTAAGTGTAAAAGATCATTTACACTTGCCCTGACGTTTGCGTAGTTTACCATGGATTGTAACCCCTTAACCTTTCCTCAAGTTCTTTTACACGCTTTTCCAGTTTTAATATGAGTCGCGTATTAAACTGTATATGTTGCGCTTGGGCCTCTACAAATTCCTTTATGTTAAAGTCGTTAAGGCTAGTGTCAGCAGGTACAGTGCTGGAATTATACTTGTTATCACTAAGTAAGTTACCATTTCTTTCCTCCAATTCTTTTTTGTTTTCCGCTACTTGTTCTTTAAAAACGGCATGAGCTTTTGTTACTCTTAGCTCTTCTTTTTTACGTTTCATCCACTCCTCGGTCTGCATACACTTACCTTTCTACATAAAAAATGTGTTTGTTGATTTTAACGGTTGGCTTCATTTTTGTAGCCCATTGTGGGTAGACATATACAGCATGATAGAACAATGCTCCTTTGCTGTAATCTGGTTTACCCATTACGAGTTCTCTCGCAAGAAATACTGCTTTCCTAAACGACGCATCGTTTTTAGGTTCATCACTTTTGCCATCACAGTAAAAGCTAAACTGACATTTGTGTTTTACTGGATAGGCTTGGTTCCATTTGTGTGTAGGCCCCTGAGTAATAACACTACACACATCGTTAGGGAACCGTGGATCTTTGGCCCTGTTGAGTATAACATTGCCAACGGCTATCTGCCCATCTACAGGTTCGCCCCTTGCTTCAAAATAAATAGCTATTGCTAGACAAGTAATTGTTTCTAACATTACTACTTCTCCTCTTTACGCCTCCACTGGTTACCCTGCTTTTCCCACGCGTGAGGTCTAAGCAATGCTTCAAAGGGTATACCTTCCTCTGTACCCATATCATCAAGGAGCGTGTCATAAATATCACGCTCGAGTGTTTTACTATCTTTTTTTACCATGCTCCGTCTCCGTTAAATATGCCGTACTTTTCAACATCATCATCGGTAGGCACATCAGTTTCTCTGCGGGTTAGCTCTTCAGCATAATCTTTAGCAATGCGTTCATTCATTTCTGCTTTGTTATGCCCTAATGCGCTGAAATATGTTCTGCGAGCATTGCAATAGCACTGGAACAACTTGGCGTTGTCGTGGTGCTTGTATTCTCTGGGAATAATAATCATGTGAAATACCTCTTTCTACAGGTTATGTTGTTACTAATTATATTGTACATATAAAAAAGTCAATGTTAAGTAAAAAGTATTCGCTACTTATCGCGATCTTTATCACGCATTGTATTGAAAAGAGTAAACAATGTTTCAACTTTTTTAGTGAGATGTTCTACATCTATTTTAGTTTTGATGATCGCATAAACAATACCAGAAAGAATCGCAAAAATTGCGATCCCAGTATTAATTAAATCAAATACATCAAACTCACTGCCCATCAGGAATAATCCAATGTGTTGACGTTAAGTACCCACAACTAGAGCATCCTACTGTACGTTTATCATCGTTTACTAGAAAAAACTTATTGCTTTCACATAGAGAGCATACGAGCACATCTACCTCTGTTTCTAAAAACGTACCTTTTTCTTGCTTTTTTTGTTTAAACGTAGCTTCTGCATATTTTTCTGCGTCACTAATGGTTTGTTTTGACGTAAATGGTATGACATTGTTACCTACAGTGTCATGAACGGTGGGGTTTCCCTTTTTTTCCATGAACATATCCTTGCTTTTTCGTTTATGTAATAATCGTGATAAGCCTGTATAGGATCACTACATTTGTACTCATCTGGCATCGCTTGCGGATGTTTTGTTACGCCCCTTGCTTTCAGCAATATAGGGGGACACCGTAAAATGGCAAGAACTGTTTCGCAAGCATGGACTTTTTCATACCTGTAAGTATACTCCTTGCACAACGCAATGCCTAACCTCCATAGCCAAATGTAGTTTTCTACTGTTTGTCCTGCCCATAACGTACATGGGTGTTTTGGATGTACAGGCAGGTAAGGCCCTTCGTTTTCATAACGCCAATGCACAGTAGATAACATTTGTGTGGTTTCTAGTGGCATCTTTACAACGTGCTTGTCACAATGGTACTTAGCACATTGGGTAACGTTATAATCCAGTAAAAAAATATTAATGTTACGGCCTTTCGTCAAGATGTTCGTGTTCGTTTACTAAATACGCAATAACTTGAGTAAAACTAGGTTTAAACCCAAAGCTAACTTCAAGGTGTTGTTGTAGACGTTGTAACTGTTCATACAGTTCAAAACTAACGCCCACGTTTTTGTTTCTTGGCTTTGCCATAGTAAATCCTTTCTAGGTTGTATTGTTTACTATGGTAAATATACCCTACAAAACATAAAGGACCATGTTTATTTACTCAAATTATGTAAGCGTATTATCATTTTTAATGCTCTGCTTACTTGTTTCTCGTGAGGGTACTTTTCCTTTAAATACCGTATACCTCTATTCATTACATCTTCAGCAGATTTGTTGCCCTGAGTAATCAATTCATAACAATGTAGCACGAGTTCTAATTTATCTGCGGCATCACATGCTTTTGCCTCTTCTACTGTGATCGGTATAAACAGTTCACCAATACCGATAGAACTTTCAAAATCATTTTCTATACGTTTAAGTAGAGAGTGTACTTCTGAGTAATTCCATTTAGTTGTAGCAGGTAGATCACCTACCGCTATTTCAGCTACATCATGATACATCATATGTAACAGGCAGTTTTTACTAGCTTCAGGCCAAAGGGTATGGAGTATCACCATTGCTCGCCAAGTATGAGCAGCTACGTTTTGTCCATTAGTTAACTCTGGTCTTGTATGGTATCGGGTTACATGCCCACCTCTAATTTTTGCATACAGGTGTTTCAGGTTGGCGTTTTTGTGTGTTTTTCTTCTTTTTTCCATAAATTCTCCGTTAAGGGTTGTTTTGCTTCCCCCCAATTAGGCCCAAACTCTGCATCAACTACGGAGGGAACTTCTAGCTTGACGCAGGTTTCCATTATCTCCGTAATTTTCTTAGCTTGGTCTTCACTTTCTACGGAGACGTCTAGTTCATCATGTACTTGTATCATAGGCAACATGCCCTCTTCTGCCAAAGCTACCATCGCGGCTTTAGTTTGATCTGCGGCACTGCCCTGAATTAACTTGTTTAATGCTTTGTATGTAAACGCCCTACGAATCGCAGGGCCATGTTCATTATATGCTTCTTGGTAGTTCATTGGTTTCCAACTGCCATACTTAGTTGGTTCCCATTTATCAAAACGGCACCGTCTGCCTAATACAGTACGGATAACACCTTTACTACTTGCACGATTAACAGCATAATTACTGAGTTCTCGTACAAACGGTACTGAGCTATGGTACATAGCAAACAGCTCATTAGCATCGTCTATTTCTAAACCTAATGTTGCCGCCAGTTTTTTAGACCCCATACCATAGAATAATCCTAGGTTTATGTCTTTAGCCTGTTTGCGTGGAACGCCCACAATGTCAGCCGCCATTTGGTGAAAGTCTGTGCGTGGGTCTTCATTGTACTGTTCAGCAAACGTATCAGCCCCTTTAAAGCCCATTAGCTTACTGTAATGAACAACTATGCGTGGTTCTTGGCTAGAGTAATCAAATGCCCCCCACAAGGCCCCTTCTTCGGGTAAAAACAGGCTTCGTATTAACGGCCCTATTTCAGGGTGACGAGCAGGTATTTGTTGCAGGTTCGGGTTACTATAACTGAATCGGCCTGTAACTGTACCACCATCATCACTGCGTAGTGGGTGGAGCTCTGCATGTATCCTACCGTTTTGTTGGTGCTTTAAAATAGTTTCAATAAAAGTACCTCTTGCCTTTTGGTACTCTCTAGCTTCTACTATCATTTGTGGTACTTTGTGGGGGTGGTTAGTAAGGAACCCTTTAGTAAATGATGGAGCACTTGTCTTTTCGGTTTTATTATAAGTAAGGTCTAACGCATCAAATGCTTTAGCTACACTTTCTGCGGCCCATATCTCTACGTCAACCCCTGTTTGCTTTTTTACTTCGGCAAGTAATTCTTGTTCTCTTTTAAGTAAATCGTTTTGTATTACTTCAGCTCTATTTAAATCTACCCTTACACCTCTTTGCCTCATAGGTATTATTGTTTTGAGAACTTTTAACTCTAGTTCTACAATATCTTGTATATCCTCTTTTACTATTAACGATTTGAAAAATGTCCATAGTTTTAATGTCAAAGCGGCATCTTGTTCTGCATATGCCCCTACATAGGTTGCAGGGAGTTTATACATTTCGCTTTTAGCATTGATACCAAACGCATCAGCGGCCTCGCGTAGCTCTTTCTCTGACTTACGCTCTTGCAGGTAATCACGACCAATAGCATTTAACGCATAGCTAAATCTGTTTTCATCTAACAGGGGCGCAATAACCATTGTGTCAATGATTCGCCCTGAAACAGGCACACCTTCTGCGAGCAACCACCCAACATCATAAGGAGCATTATGGAAAATATAATTCCTGTTAACCGAACATACATCTCGCAACCAATTCATTGTCATTTTAGGGTCTAAGTTAGAACCTATCTCGTGCCGTATGGGAAAGTACCATTGGTCACCCTGTACAGCAACGGCGATACCAATTATATGCCCATCTTTTCTAGGCCAACCCGAACCCATTGTTGTAAGGTTTGGGTCTCTTGTTTCTAAATCTATAGCAACTTCTTTTGCTTCACTTAAATCAGGGTAACCATCCGGCACAACCCATTCTACAGGTGGTTTAAACAGAGGATACTGCATTACTTTTCACTTTCATAGATAGTTTACATTTACAGCGAGGCCATTTGTTTTTTAAATTACGGAAAGTAATTACTTTTTTATACTTTCCACATTCACAAACAGCTTCTACCTCTTTGTCCATGGGGTCGGGGTTATTTATCATGCCCTAACATTTCTGCTTCCACTAATAATAAGTACCTTCTTAAATCGCGTATGTCGTCTAAAATACCTTCTTCCCTTGGGTCTTTACGAATAGTTTCAAATATATCATAGTTTTCTTTTTTAGCTTGGTTTTCTATTCTATCCCATTTGCGGGCTAACATCATAAAAGCACCAGTGCCTCCACGTTGTTTCCAACTATTGCCATAACTTTGTTCTGCCACATGCAAGCCTTCTACATCGGCATGTGCTAAATCGTTTACCTTTGTAAGAATATTACTTAACTCACGTTTCACTTTACCATCTCCTCATTAGCCACTCTACACAAGCCTTACGCCATGCTAGGTCTTCAATGTTTTCGGCATGGCGTACTGCTTCATCTATATTTTTTTCCTTCCAAGCACCCCAAGATAAATCCATAGGTGTAAGCACTTGATCAAAGTAAGAGTTAGTATATGTATTGGTTTCATTGTTCATCCACCGTTCTAACTCTTTATCAAAACAAGCAGGTTCATCAACCAATGGTTTAGGGTTGTAATGCCCACTATCACCTAAATGCAGGTAAGGGTCGTAATCGGGTTCAATATTTTTTACTTTTTCTAACGTATCCACGTAAGCGTGTAAGTTATTACTAAATTGATAATATGTACCTACCGCGCAATCTATCCTTGCCGCCATATATTCTAACAGTATAGACATATGAACAGCGTTTGCTCCATACGCCCCCCATATCATATCATTGCTCCTATTACATACAGTCATGTTTAACGTGTCGTCACGAACCCAAAACATAATCTGCGTATTGCAGGGATAATCTTTACCATCGTTATCTGTAGAAAAATCTTTTGTAGGATCCCACATACCAATAACTGTACGACGATCGTTTTCATAATGAAGCAGACGGTGGATAGCTACTTCTAGTTGATCAAAGCCGAACCAGTTTTTCCACCTATGTCCATATGCACCGTGGAAGGTTACGCCATCGTCACTGTAATTATTAATTCTGCCATTATACTTAGAAATCCAATCAACATCATTTCTACCTGCTAACATCCAAAACGATTCCATTAAATGGAAATAAGGGTTAGCGTCACGCATAGGGTAAAACAATACTCTTTCCCTGCTATGGCTGTAAGAAGTTACTACAGGACAAGCAAACTCTAATGCTTTACCATTGCGTGTGTCTACCTCAACACCTTTAGTTTCTAATGCCTGTACTGCTAGGTACAATGCTTCACTTACATTTCTTGCACTTATATACTGCATTTAAAGCCTTTCTGAGCTCTCTAAGGTTTATAGGGGGGGCTAACTACTAAAAACTAAGTTGAGTGCCTGTATGGGCGTTAAAATGGGGTGGTATATTGAAAAAGTCTAAGTTTTTGTCACAAGAGTTTTTTAACCCCACACTTGGGACACCTATCGGCATTGTCACCCACCTATTAGCATCAGCTATTAAATCTATATACTCTTGTGCTACTGTTTTCATTTCAAACATTTTTAGTAAAGAAATGTTATTTGCACGGATACTTTCCCACTGATAACGGTTGTTCATGCTATCATTAATTATACTTGCAAACTCTTTAGGTGTAGCTGTATGGGGAACCTCTATAAAATTTTCTCCACCATAAAATATCTCGCTATTTTTCATACCTAAATCGGTAGCAACTGGTACAGCACCCATCATCATAGCTTCTACAGTTGTTCTATTAAAATGCGCTCCGTACCCAGAATATTTTTTAGACCAACTAGGGTCTATCTGTAACTTACGGTCTTTTAGTATTTCAAGTACATGGCTGTTTGGAATAGTGCCTACATACTCCATACCATTTGCAAGTGCGACATCCCAAATTTTATTACCGTCTGTATCAAAATACTGTGGCTTACACTTTTCTTTACTGGTCATATACCTGTACTCAATACCTGCACCACCAATACACTTGGTCACTTTTCTAAGAGGGTTTGAATCATACTCGTCGATGTAAGGTATGGCACGAATAAGTGTATCAACTCGTTTCCACGCTTTAAATACTTGTATCGCGGCAAACCCCTCTCTACGTTCCCAATCTATTTCAGTAACCGTATTGCTAAGATCAAAAGGGTTTACAATCATTTTCCTAGGTATGTCAAGATTTACCGCTGAATGAAAAGCACTTTCATGAACACATACAGCCCCATGAAACCATTTAGAAACCAATAACAAATGAGGGTATAGCTTGGGTAAATTACCGTCATGTATAATAGCTATGTTTTTAGTACCATTATTATATAACTCTACCCATTCGTCTACCCCTTTATTATCTTTGTTCAGGGTAGGTACAGGGATGTGCCAAAGTACAGCATCATACTTACTACAGTTCTCCCTAAACCGTTGCCTTACCCTATCATTTAAATAAGGATATTTGCGTAGGTTAGCCCAACCTTTTGCTTGATGGTGACTGTAGCCTGTGCCAACTTTATCATAGTCACCCCCTATTAGTTTAAAACGTTCTTTAATTTCGTGTTTGGGAACAAGCATACAAAAGTCTACCTCATGCCCTAATTCTTTTAACCCTTTTGCTAAAAACTCAACATGGTTAATGATACCGCCATAATCTTGTATTTGGTACAAGGTCATTAATATTTTCATTGTACAACTCCTTGCGGTAAGGGCTCACTGCTCTGTGTAAACTTACTGCGAGGTTTACCTTGGCCTAACCTTACTCGTTCGTACTTATCCCATTCACACAAGCTATGCTCTATAGTACGCATATCTACTTGCCCAACAGGAACATGGTCATCTACGGAGAAAGCGGCTAAAGCATTCAGTTGTTTCATTTCTTCGTTGGCTACATATTGAGTCATGCTTTTTGTTAAGGGCCTGTCCCAAATTCTATTCAACCCACGTTTTGCTCCAGGACCTGCATTGGCCCATGAGAACCTATCTACGGCGTTGTTCAAAACAGGTGTGTAGTTTAAATCAGTTACAACTTCGTAAGACATAAACCCACCACCTCCCCAACCTCTGTACTGTGATAACTTTCTGTGGGTAGTTTGCAAAGATTTAGACATACCTGCGGTAGCGGCAATGTCTCCTACATATTTATATATCGGTTTAAGGAAATGGTCAACAACAACATCTGCTTTAGGTAATTTCAACCCTTGGTTTGTAATGATATACGCACCAGTGAAAGTACGCTTACCATCAGCTATCCTGTTTTTTATAATGTTTTTGGTACGCTCAGTGTCCCAATCAAATTTGGTTGATGAAAGGGTAACCCAACCATGTTCCTCTGCAAATTCAGTTGTGCCTACCATCCTGAACAAACAACAGTTGAAAATTATTTCACTCCAGTTTTTATTATCGTGAGGTTTAGTCCAGTTGTTACGCATCCAAAGGGTAACCCTATCGTTTTCACGGAAAGGGTTTGTAAACTTATACTCTTGGAGTATGGGATCTTTTGTCCATTCAGACCTTGGTACACCCATGTTTCTCCGTTGGTATATGGCGTGTCTTTCATTTATCCAATAGAAAAACCTTTCTACGTTTTCCTTGTTCATTTACTTTTCTCCTAGTGGTTGGAAGTGTGGGTTATCAACTTTTATAGCTCCGGCTTTTACAGCTATCCTAATATCTGTTTTGCCTCCTGGAGCAGGGTCTAACTTACGCAGGGCAGTTATCGCTTCGCCTACTGTTTGGGAAGCTAGAACAACCTGCATATTACGATAACGGTTTGTGCCTTGTTTAATAGGAGGCTCGTCCATTAACTTAATAATTTTGCATTCATTGCCCCACCCTTGTTTCACATCTACTATTTTTCTAATGGCATCAAAAGCTTGCCCTACAGTGGGTTCATCTTTTTCCATTTCATCTAGCTCTAATGTTATTCTAGTATGTGGGTCTACATCTGGTTGCTCTGTAACTACCCCAACGCTTGAAGTACTGCCTTTAACAAACCTATTCATTTTTGTTTCCTCTTCTGGTTTCCAATATTTAGCTTTATCATGGGTAAGAACCCAAAAATTTTCTGCAGAACTATGTTTACCAAATGGTTCACAAACAGAAGCTATTTCCTCTTTTGTAAACAAATGGTTTAAACGGTCTACTGTTTCTTTACCATCAAACACATAAGAACATTCATTAACAGCCTTACATGATTTTACAGCTTTTAAGGTTTTAAATTTATAAAACAAAAACGGAGGCCCATCACTTCCAGGAACTCCGTCACATATTGCATAAAACATTTTTCTTCCTTTCTTAGAAGAAGTACCAGTGTGTACATTAACGTATACACACTGGTTAGACAACGGCTACTTTATCAACTTCCTGCGTATTCCAACGCTTTGGTCAGAGCTTTGCGCTTGGTTTGCGCTCCTGAACCAAACCATGCCGAGTGCAAAGCATTACCCTCTATTTGGGAACGCTTTTGGTGGTCAACAACATGGGTAACTGCATTCAATGCTCCCCACCATGTACCCTTGGCAGAAGACATGTCATGTCCAGGACTCGTTTCTACTGCTTGGTACACTAGGTCTGCGGTATTGCTAAACTCTTGGTGCAGAGGAGGTAGCGTATCAAGGTCGTCTGCTTTAGCCCTTTCTATTAACAGGTTAGGTTGGAACAGTTCGGCAATCCAATTATCTAGGTCAAACGACTTAGCAGTTTTGCTTGCCAAAAATTCAGCTTGCTCCTTAAACAGTTTCATTTGGTTACCACTCAGCCCTAGCGCAAGCTCTGCGGCCTTGTGTATTTCCTCATCAAACATTTGTAGGTGCAACACTCTAAACCTGTTGTGTGCATCATTTAAAGCCATTGTAAGGGTGTTGTTACAAACAACTCGTATAGGCGTAAACATAATTGTCATTGCCTTGCCTACCTGATGGCTGTTGTTCAGTAACAAGTAACCTTTAATATGGTCACCACCAGTAAGACTAAACTCATCGGTAAGTTTTGCTAACCCCCAAATGTCTTTACCCTCTTTTAAACTACCTGCGGTTTCCATGGTCATTTTACCTGCGTCGGTAAACTTTTTAAAGAAGTGCATTACCTCTGAGTTTTGGAAGGGTACATAACTATCCCCACACTTGCCCATTACCTTGTTGTCGCTGTCGCGTACAAGGTGGTAATCACCTTCGCACCGTATAAAAGATGCTTCGCCTGTGGGGTCGATAATGTTCCAAACATCTGGTTTATCTACCGTGTAATCAGGCCGTTTGCTAACCGTCCAATCTAACTTGGCGGCTTCTAACATTTGTTCAGGAGACATAGTGTTGTCTACCTGTACGCCTAACCCATGCCAAGGAACTTGTCCTGCATAAGCCATTGTTTCTACTTGGTGTGCCATAATTAATTACCCTTTCTATGGTTTAATGTAATGAAGGTTCAGCGGGTATTTCGCTGTCTGGTATTTCTTGGCTAGGCAAAGCATTAAACTCATCAAAACTAATGTCTACCCAACCAACGTGCATTGGACTAAATGCCACTTGTACACGCATCTCTACGTCATTGTGCGGCATACTAAAACAAACAGGTAGCATTGCTTCATCTGGTATTGTGTTCAACGCATCCTGCAACATGTCACGGTTCAGTGACCTGTTCCTGTTAGCTTGTATTGCGCTTTCGTTGCTCGCAATAAGCTGTTCTTTGGTAAAGTACCTTACTATCATTTAGCTTACCTTTCTATTTAAGCTGTTAATACAATTACTATATGGTAACCATTTATCTTGATAAAGCGTTAGTTTATCTTTTGTGTTCTAGTAAGGCAAAGCATACCCTTGACTAAACATTGGGTGTACTAGATGCAATTTTTCTTTAGCCCTTGTCAACCCTACATAAAATACTCTTGCTTCGTCTTCTTCATAAGTATTTATTTTTCGCCACATAGAATATGGCCTACGCATTACATCAGTTAAAAGCATAACATTAGTGGCTTCCGCGCCTTTAGCAGAGTGTATGGTAGAAATCCTAAGTCTTGGTGTTTGGTTCAGCTTTTCACCCTTCCGCAAACAGGCTTTTAGATATACCTTATCACGTTCAGCTATTTTTCCTAACCCTTGATCCCAAGGTTGTGTATGCAATAACCCATGTGACTGTAGTAAATCTTCAATGCTGTACAGTACACCATCCTTACCATCGGGCATTGTTTTACACCCATATGCAATCTGTTTATTCAACAACATGTATTTGTATATTAATCTTACTTGATCGGAGGTTATGCGTTCTCCATTTCTAACTGATTCCCAGAACCGTACCGCATCTATTACCTTACTGTCAATACTTCTTGAACCATTATAAATGTATAGGTGTCCTCTTTTTCTTACCTCTTCTTCTATTTGCTCTGCTCCTCTTGTTGTTCTGCTTAACAACAACCAATCGCCTTGTGAAAGATTAACCTCCTCAGAGTGCCTATGCCAAAAAATATCCCCCTTTTCAGTCTTAGGCGTGAACGATTTTTTCCTACGCCCAACAATTTTATGTATCACCTGTTTACTCAGTTCATGGTGTAATGATGGTATGCGGTAGCTTTTATCTAACAATGTTACTTCACCTTCTAACCCTACAAAGTGTTCTACATCTGCTCCTGCATATCTAAATATTGCTTGGTCATCATCTCCTGCAACATAACAAATTTTACTTCGCTGTTCTAACCTCTGTACCATTTCCCACTGAATAGGTGATAAATCTTGTGCTTCATCTATAAATACAACTTCTAATTTAGGGCATAAGTCTCTATCTAAAAACGACTCTAACATGCCAGTATAATCAAACAGGCCGTATGCTCTTTTCCAATGCTCTAATCCTCTCCCAACATAATCTACTCTAGCCCAATCTGTTTTAAGTGGTACGACGCTTTGGTTATATATCTTTTGTAATGGTTGCCGTAAAATTCTAGCTATATTTATTATTTCTAAAAACTTATCCCCATAACCAAAATCTTTATACGGCCCCTGCTCTGTAACACCGCTAATGAAAAACTTACCTATTTTCAACCACTCTGCTATCTCTTGGTACTTTTCTGGTGTAATTACTTGAGAGTGTGTCAGCCCTGCCTGTTGGAAAGCTAAACTGTGTAGAGTGCGGAAGTAGGGCAGTTCCTTTTTGTTAAAGTTAAATTTGAAACAAGCCCTATCTATCGCCTCTTGTGCGGCTCTTCTTGTAAACGCAAAGTATCCTATACGATCAGGGGGTACACCTGATTCAAGGTAAGACTCTACCAAGCTAAGTAACTTAGTTGTCTTACCAGTTCCAGGAGGCCCCAGCACGATACGCATTACAAAATTTCTTGTGATGCAGGTAAAGGAGGCAGATCAATTTCTGACTCATCTGTTTCAAAGTAAGCCTGTTCTAAAGACCACACATGAACACCCTTACCCCTCACTCGCCAAAACATTTTTTCAGCATTTAAGTCGCGCAACCGCAACGTAACACGGTTGGAAGTGTAATGGTTGAAATCGTTTACAGACAAGTGCTTTTTTAAATCTTTAACTTGGAAGTAAACCCTGTCATCTAACCAAACAGCAACCCCTTGTAGTATGTCTTCGCGTTCTTCACCTTTAGCTCTTTCACAGGCAAACGCATGTAACAGGTCTTCAAACTCTCCTTTGAACGTAGCATCCGGTGGTACTTCTACAATGGTAACATTATCTAACAATGTTTGTATTCTCGTTTGCCAAGAGCGTTGATTAATAGCTACAGGAAACATGTTAATTTGCGATACACATTCTTTTTGAAACTGCGCTTGGCTAGTTAATCCTGTTGTAGTTAACTCTAACCTTTTGTTATCTACATTCAATATCCATATAGGTGGGTCACCATCTATTTTAGTGAGGCTAGACATATCGTTTGCAACACCACTAGGCCCAACACCAAACTTCCTTGTTTTACATAGTTCTTTATCACAAAAAGGTTTTATTGGTTGGTCTTCGCATTTGTAAAAGTAATCTTTCTTTTTTAACTGGCGAATAGTATTACCCACTTCGCTATGACTAAGGGGCGGTGACAGGTAATCTATATTGTATCTTTGTACTAACTGTTCCCAATTATCTTCATCAAACAACCGCGCATACACACCAAGGTTGAAAAGGGCATTGTTTCTAGAACCTTCACTAAACCCCTTACTGCATAGGTGTTGTAAACAGGGAGGCCCTTCTTCTATAACACCGTCTTCCGTACCAAAGCTGAGATTTAGTTTACGGAACTTAGCAGGGGTCAGTATAAATGTTTTAGCGTACTCTATAAAAGCAATAGGGTTTAACGCTTCACCGTTTTGATCAAACGCATACCGTGTCGTTTTGTTTCCTGCATGATACGGCATGTTTAAAAAGTTACCTGTATCACCCCTGTCTTTTAAAATAGTTGTCTGTTTAGGAAATATTTCACTACCAGAAAACCCTAGAGCCGCGCTTAGTTCTGTGATCCTACGTTGCATTTCTTCTGCTTCTATCGGTTCAGATAAAAACATCCATACATGCGCTCCACCACTTTTAGTCCTACCAACAACCGCAGGTATTTTATTTTCGTTCAATACGTCTATTAATTTTTTATGGCTAACATCGTATTGGTCTATATCTATTGCTCCCCACTGACACATATTGTCACTTTTTATAGGGATAATACCTAAACCTATACCTCCATTTAAATGCTCTTCCCACATTTCTACTCTAGTGGGTTCTTTTATAACCTTTGCTATTCCTTGCTTCTTACCATCATTAGCTCTATTACCCTTTACCTCATACGTTCCGTGGGCAATATCACTACCTTTAAATAAACTGTAAAATTCTTGGGCTAAATCCATAACTTTCTCCAATAAAAGGGTGGAGGCTACGCATTCAAATAAAGGGTTAAGAAATTTAAATGGTAGCCTCCGCAGAACAAAGGAGATCAACCCTCCGTTCTGAACTGGGTTAAGCTATGAACTAAAACGGTACTTGGTCGTCAGGATCTGACCCCATACTACTAGAGCCATCGTTTACTTGCACATCACCTGCTTTTACTGATTTAGCAAAAGCAACTGCCATTTCAAAGAACCCCTTATCCATATCGTCAGATAGGTTTAAGGCACGTTCCCTAGCTATTTCCCAACCATACCAACTACCTTTATCGTTTTGCTCTGGTACGCTTGTAATTTTGTATATCTGGGACATTAACGGCAATGTATACAATCCGTTCTTGCCTTGGGCAGTTAGCGATTGTGCTTGCGTCAACCACTTACGGCCCTTCTTTAATTGTGTAGAAGCCATCGTTACCAATGCTTTTTGTGGGCCTAACTCAGGATGTAACATTAACACGTAGAACTGTGCAGTGTTGGTCAACTGGTTGCCGTTTGGTAGTAGGTCTTGCCCTTGGTCACTACGCACCACAGTTTTTACAATAGGGTCATCTGGGGTGTATGAACCTACATATCCACCACCTTCTTCCCTACCGCGCCACTCTACAAAGCGACGATTGTAATGGCAGGGTATCACATAAATACCTTCCTTTTCTGCTTCGTACACTTCGTTCAGTACAGTATTAAATATCATACCTGCTTCCGCACCTTCCACATACGCACCATCACGTTTTTTAACTTGTGGGCTAACATCGGCAAGCACTCGTAAGAACGGAATAGCTAGGTCTTCTGTTTTTACCTCGCTGAAACCCTCACCTTGGAACTGCTCAAAACCTTCGTACATTGCAACTTCATTATTTGCTTTCTTAGCTACTTCTTGTGCCATCTTTCTATCCTTTTTTCGGTTTAGTTATTTTGGTTTTTTCACCTATATACAACCCAAACAAATCAGCAGGGACATTGTTGCCTTGTTCAAATTGGTCTTTTACAAATGCCTTTAAGGTCATTGGCTCTACCCACTTTTTAGTGTTCACCGCCATACCCTTATGTATCAAGTCATCTGCAAACTGTTTAGCTTGTTCTTCTTGTCCGCGAACAAAGGTCGTTGCTACTTGGTTCTTTATTAAATCACCAAAATCATTTGCAACTAACCAACCAAATGCTTCATCTGATTTATCTTTACTTATTGAAGCACTGTAAAATTTACCAACGCTTACACGAGAACCATCTTCTAATACAAGCTCACTTATACTATGTTCTGCCATAGCTGAAGGTAACTGTTCTTCCGCTATTTCACGCAGACTTCGTTTAGCTTGTTTTAGCTCATCCTCTAACTGTGCTACTCGTTGTTCTAATGTAAGTTGTACATTGGCAAGTTTACTCACTAAACTTAACCCTTGTTCGTCCACCGTTTTAAGATCGGTGGCGGCATCTTCAAAATCCATTGTTAACCCTTTCTATTGGAATAATGTGTTGTATTCGTGGTCATATAAAAATTCTCCGAAACTGGAGCCATATGAACTAGCTATTTTCCACTCTTGACGAAAATGGTCTGCATCATCACCTTGCAGTAAAAAGCTCCAACCTGCTTCTCGTTCTGCAACTTCTATTGCAAACCCTTTATCTTCCATTGTGTATCCACCTATAATCATAACTATTAACCCTTTCTATTAGTTAAAGTTTGCTTCAAGGGGGTAGTACTTGTTTTCTAGCCTATCCCATTTAAGCATTTTGTAACGGCCCATATTCTGCCGTGATGCAACGCTCGCAGCTAATGCAATAATTACAGGATCACCAGAAAGTAATAGGTAATCGTCATCTGTAAACTTGCTCAACTTACGAGTTAGTTGTTTTATTAATGGCTGAGTAGAATAACTCGCCTGTTCAGAAGCAGGAACAAGTATTTCTATATCACCGAAGGTAACGGCATCGCTCAAATCGCGACCTCGCATTTCTTGAACTATGTACACTGTCATGCCTTTCTCCACATGCAAAAGTTAATTATTTAGTATAGTAGCATATATTTTATATGTAACTAGCGTTTTTATGTCAAGAAAAAAATAAATATCTCAAGCTTACACCGACTTTGCTATAATAGGGGCAAAACCCAAACAAACCCTAGAAAAAATAATTCCAAAAACGTCGCGCGTACCGAGAAAGTTGTATATTGTATATCGTATATCGGAAAATGTTAGAATTTAAATTCATCTTAATTCGTTTTTCCCCCCTATATAGTAAAGTTGTTTGATAAACCTTTTATTGCTCGTTGTTTTGTTTAGGTTTAAAATATAAATATTCCCAATAGAAAGAGGGTAAAATGCGTTACAAATTTAAATACCAACCATATAAGCATCAGCTAGATGCTTTAGAAAAGTCGTGGGATAAAACCTTTTTTGCCTTGTTTATGGACATGGGTACAGGCAAATCTAAAGTATTAATAGATACGATTTCTATGCTTTACGATAAAGGTAAAATAGATTCTGCTCTGATTATCGCACCCAAAGGTGTGTACCGTAACTGGGAAAGAAAAGAACTGCCCACCCATTTACCCGATCATATACAGGCAAACATTGTTGTATGGTCGCCAGAAAAAACAAAAAAGAAACAAGCAGAGTTAGCTACGTTAAATGAACCGTCAGATAAACTGCAAATATTTTTAATGAATGTAGAAGCATTGTCCAGTAGCAGAGGAGTATGGTCTGCCTCACAATTTATACTGTGCCATAAAACAATGCTTGCTGTAGATGAAAGTACAACCATTAAATCTAGAACAGCGAACAGAACAAAAAGCCTTATAAAAATATCAAGAAACGCCCCTTACCGTAGGATACTTACAGGGTCACCTGTTACTAAATCACCGTTAGACCTATACACACAATGCGAGTTTTTAGAAGAGTATGTATTAGGGCATTCTTCGTTCTGGACGTTCCAAAACCGTTATGCAAAATTGATACGCAAAACAATGGGAGCGCATTCATTTAACCATATTGTAGGATACCAAAACTTAGAAGAGTTAAATGGTATAATAGAACCGTTTTCATTTAGAGTGCGTAAAGAAGATTGTTTAGACCTACCTGACAAAGTGTATACAAAGCGCAGTGTAGAGTTAACTAAAGAACAACGTGTTCTGTACGATCAAATGAAACGTAATGCTGTATCCTTTATAGAAAACGAAGGCATTATGTCTGCCTCTACCGTGCTAACTCAAATACTAAGGTTGCAACAAGTATGTTCTGGTTTTGCTAAACTGGAAGATGGGCGAATGATAAAAGTTCCCAACAACAAGTTGCCTGAGTTACTATCTGTATTAGAGGAAACAGATGGTAAGGTAATAATTTGGGGTAACTTTACACATGACCTAGAATTGATACAGGAAGCTCTTATAAAAACATATGGGGCAGAAACAGTAGAGCTGTTCTATGGTAAAACTCCGGCAGAAGAACGGCAGTTAATTGTAGAGCGGTTCCAAGACCCTAACGACCCATTGCGGTTTTTTGTAGGGCAACCCCGAACAGGGGGCTACGGACTTACTCTTACAGAAGCGCATACAGTTATATACTACAGCAACGGCTATGACCTTGAAATAAGGTTACAGAGCGAAGATAGAGCGCATCGTATAGGACAAACAAATAAAGTTACTTATATAGATATAACAGCAGAAAATACTGTAGACCAAAAAGTTATCCAAGCCCTGCGAAGCAAAATAGATATAAGTACAAAGGTACTAGCTGAAGGGTACAAAGAGTGGATAATCTAATACTTGGGGATAGCTCTGTTGTAATTAAAACATTTGCAGATGAGCAGTTTGATACAGTGTTTACCTCACCCCCATACAATAGAAAAAGGAACGATAAGTATGAAGATTTTACTGATATTTCTGATAATTATTTCAATTTTCTTGTTGAATCGATAGAACAATGTCTACGAGTATGTAAGGGTAATGTGTTTTATAACCTTCAAAAAAACTTTTACAATCGAGTAGAAATATATAAAGTTTTTGGACATTTTGCAGAACGTATAATAGAAACAATCGTTTGGCATAAATCAAACCCCATGCCAAACCCCCATGTCATTAACTCTTATGAATACATTTTAGTATTGAGTAATAAAAACAAATCATTAAAAGCAAACAAAACATATACAAAGAACCATTTTTCAACAGCCGTTTACTCAGAGAACCCATACAAAAAACAGCATAGAGCAGTCATGAACCCTAAAGCTGTAGAGTATATACTGAAGTCTTTTTGTAAACCAAACGAAAGTGTGCTTGACCCTTTTATGGGGACAGGAACGACAGGTGTTGTTTGTAAACAGTTTGGTATGACATTTACAGGTATTGAGTTAGTAGAAGAGTATTACAACTTATCTAAACAACGGTTACTAACCCATTAACGAACCGATACCTTGCCCTTGCTTTTGTTGCTGTCGTTTTTGTATAGCCGCAGATGTTGTATCAAACGGAAACAATGAAGCAATATCCATTTGCCCCCCACCTGTAGGTGCAGGGTTGGGAGGAGGAGCTACTTGTGTAAAATTCATTGGTGGTGGTGGAGCATTATCAATACGTCTACGCTCTTCTATTACTTCCGGAACAGGAGAACCACCTTGATCTATGAAATTGCGTAGCTGTTCTTCTGAAGCGGGAAAATTTAAAAATTTGTTTGTTTCTTCTTTTATTTCTTCACCTGCTTCTATACCTGACCCCACTAAATAGTTATTTACCTTCCTGCTTATAGGTCCTGGAATACGGCCTACAGGGTTTGTTTCAGGTAACTCTGTTGTAAGCATTTTAGCTAACTGTGGGTCTGTTATTGCTTCACGCATTAACGCATTCATTCGTATTTCGTTTTGCGCTCCTATAGCTCTACTTGCCAAATAAATAAACGCTGTTCTAGGTGATATTCTGTTTTCTTTAACAGCAAGTACCCTTGTAGAAACAGCCGCAGTAGAAGTACCGAGAGCTTCTGCTAAACGGCTTACAATTCCAGCAGAGCTTAAACTTTGTAGCTCTAAACGAGGAACGGTGTTTATTCTTTCTGAAGCATCAGCTAACAAGTACAGGTCTTTCATATGTGATTCAGAAAAACCTGCGTCTTTTAACAACTGGGTATTTTTGTCTTCTTGTAACCATGCTTTGAATAATGCAGGGTCTGCCATGATATCCTGTTGTTGATCTAACTTTTCAAAAATAGTTCTTCTAAAAACGTTTTCTGCGTTTGTTTTCCCCATTGCTTTTGCTTCGTCGGAATTTAAAAAATCTCTTTTAGTTTTTACCATAGTACGTTCCCCACCTTCTTTTGTAGGTTTCGTAACTAATTGTGTGAGAAAATCTTCTTCTGGTTCTAAAGTGCCTTTTCTTGTTTGTGCTTGCAAAAACTTACCCAGTAATGTTCCTTCTATTTCTTTTTTACGAGCTGTAGCTTCTTTCCTACGTTGCAAAGATTTTTGAAGCAACGCTTGTGTGTTTGTTAATTCGTCTAAAAAAGTTTTTCCTTCTTGTCCAGGAAGAAGTTCTAAATAATTTCTGTTATCACCCATCCATTTATTCAGAGCTGTTTCATCCCAAGTTCCTTTATCTATTTTGTATGCTTTATCATACAAAGAATCTAACAAAACATTTTTCAAATCATTTATTTCAGGAGCTTCATTAGTTACTGTATCTACAAACCTTCTTAGTATTTCAGGTTCATTGTCTAAAAATGTTTTAGTTACTTGCTCTCCTTGTGTTAAATAACGATCTATCGTTTTGTCTTTTGCAGCAACACCCATAATTAAAGAACGTTCAAAAGGGTCGTATAATGTCTTTTTTGCAAAATCTATAAATTCTCTATACTTAGGCCCAAGATTTTTAAACGCACCTACAGAAAAATCATCAAGCATATCTCTATACTGCATTAACGTAGGAACTTCAGGGCTACCAAACGCAGAGCCTTTGCTTATAGCAGCACTTACCTCTTCCCTTGCTAACAACCAATCTCGGAAACTATACGGTTTACTTGAATCCCATTCTACTAAATCTCTTATACTAGGAGGAAGTTTTTTAAATCCAGCTGATTCAACTCCTGCTGCGGGTACAATTTCATTCAAAACTCTTTTTTGTAAAGCTAATACAGTTTCAGGTTCAACTAAATCATCTGCTCTAACTAATGTCTTTTCACGCTTACCTGTCGCTTGTTTTATTGGTCTTTTCTCTTTTACAATGCCTAATGTTACTTTCTTTTCATCTACTAATTTTTTAGCGTCTTCTACTCTTTTATTTAAACCTGCTTGAAATTTTTCTCTATCTGTTTGCCGCACACTACCTTCTCTTGCAATTTGAGAACCCTGTTGTTGTAAAAAATCATCTGCTGCTGTTATTTCTTTAGCTTGTTGTTCTACACTTAAATCAAATGTTTTTCTAGCATTATCTAAAATTAACAGGTTATTTCCTGTTACTCCTGTATCAGCACCTTCTATACCTATCGTTCCTTTGAACCGTGTAGCACCTGTTAAAAAACCATCTAACAAAGCATTCATGGCAGGTATTTGATCATTAGGGGTAGTTTCTAACGCTTCGTCAAACGTTTTTATTAACGCTTGGTTATTAAACACTTGTCCAGGAGCCATGTTTTCTAACTCAGGTATTTTAGCTACGATTTGTTGAAACCTATCAGCAGCTTCTTTTGCTTTTTCCGGTTCTATGTTTAACTGTCTTTGTATCATTGTTTGTGCTTTGTTAGTTAAAAACGCACCTTCTTTTCCTTCAACAGCACTTTTTGTTCCTAAAGCAACATCTTTAACGTCACTCGTTGCAAGACCTTTCAACCATTTTACTCCCTGTACAACAGGTAATTTACTAACAATAGCAGGGAGAGCAGCAGGGGCAAAAGCAGATGCAATACCTAATGTAGGACTATCTGTTGTTTCTGTAACACCACCTGCTAATCCACTAATCCCTGCTTCTAAGGCAGCCATTTGTCCAGGATTAGATGCCTGAGTTCTTATTATATCGTCTACAACATTAGTTGTTGTTTGTCCAGGAGTGATAGTTTCATCAATAAATTGTTTTGCTTTTTGTAAAGGTGTTCCTACTCCTTGCGTAAATGCAGACGGCCCCTGTAACGCTTTAGAAGATTCACTAACTACTCTCGTAGGCCCTGCTATAGGAGCTCCTTGTATTGGGGCTTGATATGTGGAAGGAGCAGTAGCAGGTGCAATTTTAGGGCCTAATACATTTGCCCCATATGGACCTATTCCTTTTGTAGCCAAATTAGCCGCGAGTTGTGTTCCCCCTGCTATGGGAGCTCCTTCTCCAATAAATTTACCTGCCCCATATACAAATTCGCTTGCTAAACCTTCTTCTGGCGTTACACCAATATCAGTACCTTCACCATAATTTAGTGGTATACCTAATACATTACTCATTATATTTTGTGTTTCAAAATCACCCGATGCAAATATACGAGCCATTTCATTTCTGTCTGGTTTTATATTGGCTAAAAAAGGAAGACCTGCTTGTTCACCTATTTTTCTAAAAGCAACAGCAGCATTGTATATGACAGGGTCAACTAAACCCGCTAATCCTCTATTAAACCCTGTTATCGCTGTTGTTAAAATACTATCGCCAAACACAGGTTCTAATCCGTCACCTATACCTGTAACACGAGCAGGTTGCGCTTTACCTTCAAAGCCAAGTGATGCACCTTCTACAGGATCACCAACTCTAGTCATATCCTGTGCAGATTTTAAAATTTCTACTTCGTCTATTTCAGGTCCAGAAACAGCTTGGAGCATTCGCTCATCTAATGAATCATCAAGGGACATTTATCTGTTTCTCCTTTCTCTTCGAGTAAGGTTTGTTGTACTAGATCCGCTTATTGTAGTTCGTCCGTTTTGCCTAATTGTTTTTAATTTAACCGTTATTAGTTCCTGCGGATTAGCTTGTTTACGTTTCCAAACATTTTCTGGTAACCCTAGTGCTTCAGCTTGTTTAACAGTCATTGTAGCAAATTGGTTTTGCAAGTCTCTACCACTTTCAGCTAACCTTTTAGCAAAATCAAAAGCAGGAAGATAACTCATTTGTTTTCCATCTGAGTTTGTAGTGGTAACAATTTCGTCAAACCTTAATGGGTCTTCTTTTGTGCCTCCCTGTATTTGATACACTCTTGCCGAAGGATTATCTACAGGGTTTAATAAATGTAAATCACCCAGTTGTTCATTCGTAACACGATTCATAAATGTTTGTATCTGTTTAAGAGCTACCATAGGTTGTGTTAAAATTTCACCTGATTTTGGTAATAACTCTTGGAGTTGTTCTAATTCTCTTACAGGGAACCTTGGAGATAAGGCTAAAGATCGTTTAACCAATCTATCAAGTAACTGGCTTGTAGTTCTGTACTCTTCAGAATTTGCATCGGCTAATTTTCTACCTAACGCAGTATCACCAAAAACACCTGCAATATTACCAGAGATAAATGCAGTCATACCACCTTTAATGCCAAGAGTTTTTAAGAACTTTTTATTTATTACATTATCTTGTATTTCTCTAATCAATTCAGCTCTAGCCCCTGTTTTAGCTTGTAGTTCAGCCCTTTTAGGGTCAGGTAATCTGTACTGTCCGTCTTTGTTTACCTCATATGTAGCAGAAGGAGCTACTCTGTAAATTGTTGGGTTACCTAATTTAACACTATCGCCAACAGTTAATGATTTTCCATATGTGTTTTCTAGTTTAGCTTTGTTTTCTTCGGTAACTGTATATGTGCCATAAGGAGAGTTACCACCAGTAGCAGCACCAAAAGCATTCGGTGTGCGTGAATCTATAGGTGTGCGTGAAATTATAGAGTTATCGGATAGGTTTCTAACAACTTTAAATCTAATACCCTGTTCATCTTCTACAGAATAAATTTTTTCGCCATCATCCCTAAAATATTCTCCAGGATTTAATGCTGTAAACCCTCCTGTTGCATTGGGTATGTAATCTTTACCGTTAACGAAAAACCCTTCTACCCTTTTAAAACCAGTCGGTTTACCACTTGCATCTTTTTGCATAAGTTGAAGAGTTTTAGGCTTTGCACTTTTGAGCGCACTTTTCAATGCTCCTGAGTTAGGCCCAAGAATTAAATCATCTACATCTATAGGTTTTACAGGGCGGTAGTCATTAGGGGGAGCTCCATCAACAAATTTGTTTGTTTTAGGATCTAAATATTTTCCGGCCTTATCATAAAAAACAAGGGTTTCCATTTCGCCTGTTGTTGGGTTTTTCCTTGCGTAAATTACTTGGTCACTTAGAGTATTATTGGATTTATCAATTGTATATCCAGCAGTTATTGCTTTAATTGCAGCATCTCTTGTTTTACCTGCTTCTTGTAATCCTTCGCTAACAAGGCGTGCAGTTTGATCATTAATTGTTTTAGCATTTGATCTTTTATTTGTAAGGGCTTCTTCAATAGCTTTATTAGCAGTTGTTTCCCCAAAAGCCCTAACCTGCTCTTCTTGTTTTACTGATAAATCAAAAGCCGCACCTTTTGCTTCTCGTTCTTGTTGGCTTTTCTTAGCTTGTATTTTACTGAGGTTAGCAGCTAGAGGTCCTGCGGCTTGGGTTAAACCTGTAAGTAATGATCCTGGAGTAGAAGCGAGCCGTGACCCTGCATCAGCTAATGCTAAGTACCCTTGTATTGCTGTATCATCTGTATCTGTATCTCCCATAAACTCTTTGCGCCTAGCAAGAAGTTCTTCTGCGGTTTCTGCTTTAGGTGCAAACTTAGAACGTAACGCTTCTAGTTCTTCAAAAGTTTTTGTTGGGTCTGTTTCACCTTTTTGTAAATCAAGACTATCTAAAAGACCTCTATAACCTTTTACAGTAGATTTTATTTCATCCATATCTATTTTAGGGTATTGAGGTATAGCTACAGGGGATAATGTTCTGCCACCTTGTAATTGACTCAATAGTCCTGGAGTATTTGGGTTTTGCTGTAAAGTAGCAGCAGTTATATCTTGAGCTCGTTGCGATGGAAACCCATAATTCTGTGCAAAAGGCATCGGCATACCACCTAACGCCATACCCACTGGCATTTCCCCACGAGACATCGCTAGGACAGCCTCTGCCTGATCAGAAGGTTCTGTGGCAGAGGGCTGACTAAAATTTCCCTCGGATCCTTCCACACCCCCCATCGGGGCTTCTGCAATACCACCATCAGGAACAGCTTCTAATGTTTGGAATACAGGTTGCAATACTGTTAAAACAGACTCAGGTGTTTTCTTTGCATCAGCAGGGCCAACTAACTCAGCCAACTCACTATATCGCTCTGACAATGGTAAGTCGTTTCCTCGCATTGCATTAATAACATCTTCTATATTTTCCGCGTTATCTAAACCACTGTACACTTGCTCCATTTGCCCTGCCATTTGTTGCATCATTTGCATCCCTTCGGGTGGGGGTGGTTCCGGCATCATACCTGAAGCAATACCTGAATTTTCAGAAGCAGGGGTCATTGGTTGCATACCCCCCATTACTTGTCCACCTTCTGCAAATTGTTGAGCACCTAATGGGTTCCGCGCTTGCCGACCTTCTGCTTTACCGTAATCTATAAAATGTTGGTATAAATCAAAAGGGGAAGTACCAAGTGCCTGTCTAACATCTGGGTTAGAAGTAGCATAAAATTCAGCATCAAAACTGTTAGGAACGTACCCATAATTTTGCATAGTATATTCTCTAGGAGTAAAATTGAGAACAGATCTATCTAACTCTCCTCGACCAACAGTAGGAAGACTTGCTATACCTCTGCCTTCTTTGCGACCAAAGTCTATATAATGTTGCCTAGCAAAATCATCTAAAATATTTTGGTATTCATTACTTATACCACCAGTAAATCGTGACCCCTGTTTAGGTACACCTGATTGTATAGCGGCATCAGTAGCTGCGCGGAACACATCTGGGTTAGATTCTAGATACTGTTGCAAAATAGGGTCAGCTTGGTATCTACCTTGCGCTTGTTCTGTTTGTCTTTGTATATCTCGGTAAGCTTCTGCTTGCCTTTGAGCTTTCATCCGTTGTACAGCCATCGCATTATCATAAACACGTTGTTGATCTAATGCTTCTTGCTCAGGTGTTTGTTTTTGGTTCATCATGTTAACCTACTAAGCTCCTATCAAATTCTCCTAAAGTTGTATAGCCCTCTTGAGGACTTTGGTCACCAAACGGAGCAAACCCACTAAAACCCATGTTATTAGGCAACGGGTCTATCATCTGAGTAAGAATGTTTGTGCCTGATAATGCCCTAGATTGATCTTGGTTAAAAGGGTTTGTACCAAAAGCAGGGTTTAAATCAGTGCCTCTTGAAGCAGTAATTCCTGCATTTATGGTTCCTGCTCCTCCGAAAAGAGCTCCAATAGGTTCAAATTGTTCTGCTATTTCAGGAAGTTGATCCAAAACTTCTCCTAAACTTCCGAACCCTGTTTGAAATTCAACAGGGTTTCCTGTTCCAGGAATCAAAGCAGGAGCCATACTTCCATCAGGTAAAATAGAACCTGCTTCTGGGTTTATTTGTGCTGTATCATCATACCGAACAAAAGTAGCTCCTCCAGGACCTATATCATCTTCTTCATATGGCTCACGAGAGCTACCTGAATTAAATCTTGAATTTATGTCCCTTAATATATTTGCTTCAGATATATCCGCTAAACTAATAGGTCTTCCTCCAATAGTTTTGTATTGCATATTTTGACCATAAGTACCACTACCCATTATTCCTGTTGGGTCTATATCATACCCGCCTAATTCACCTAAAGCTCTTGTCAGCTCTGGTGTTCCCCCTGCACGGTCATATATAGAAGGTATTTCTCCTAAATGTCCTCTGCGTACAAACAACCCTTTTAACGCATTGTCCATTTCTCTAGCAACCATGTCTTCATTGCTATCTCCTGACGTAGCTCCAATAATTCCTCTCCTGTAAACAGGATTAATTCTACCAAGGATATCATCTATTTGTCTTGTTGTTTGTTGGTATTCTGGTTCATAGTAACCCCCTTGTGGGTTTGTTCCAAAAAAGGCTGTACTATAAAGGTTTTCTGGGTCATTATATACTCTTCTAGTCCCCTTCAGTAACTCAGCAATAGCTAACATATGTGGGTTTACAGGGTTTGCAAAGATACCTGTTTGCTCCATAGGCTCTGTAGGAGCAGGGGTAGGTAGCCTTTTGACTTCATCTAATAACAATGTTTTACCTAATTCAGGAAACCCTGCTATGTCCCTATTTTCGCGTATGCCAAAATCACGGAAATGTTCCCTAGCTGTATTTTCTACAATTCTTTGAAACTCTGATCCAGGAGCTACTCCTTGCGATTGTGCGACTCGAGTAGCGTGAGCTAATATATCTGGGTTTGACCTAAGATATCCTTGTACAACAGAACTTGATTGATATTCATTGTTTGAATTTACCTCACCACCTTCAGCTAAAGAAACAATGCCACCTTCTGCAAAATTTGGTCCTCCTGCTTCAATTTCATCAATAGGAACAAGACCTACTAACCCTTCCGCAGGTTCTTCTGCTACTGGTGGGTTATCAATACCATCGCGTTCGTCTTCTAACTCTTTTTTACGCTCTGGGCTTAAACCAAAAGTATCACCTAACCTTGGCTCTAATAAACCACCAAGGAACGTTCGCCCACCATACTCTCTGCCTTCACCTTGCCCATGGAAAGCATAATGTAAAGCAGCATCACGTTCAATTTGCCCTTGCATGTTTTGTCCTGAAAGCCCTCTTGCAGTCGCATTTGCAACAGAAGCATTAAACACATCAGGGTTTGATGCCATGTATCGCAATGCAGGAGGTATATATACCGAACCACCGTTAGCGAACATTGGTCTGTTTAAAGGGTTAGTCATAACCGCTCCTAAAATATTTTGCTTGCTGCACCTGCAATGCCTAGACCACTTGCCGCGCCACCGACAACTTGGTTAAGTAAAGAAGGATTAGGTGTAGAAGATTGAGATATACTCATCTGTGTAGTGGGTGCGCCTCGTAATATATCACTGTAAAAGCCTAACCGTTGGTAAGGCTCGTATACTTCGGCTAACTGGTCTTGTTGTTGTGCATCTAATCTTGCTTGCTCTGTTTGGAATCGTTGTCCACCCAACTGGTTCATCATACTAATATCATTAGACTGTAGCCCAGATTGTAACTCAGCCATAGCTGCACGTTGCGCGGCTTGCGCTCCTATATCATTAGCAACACTTTGTAACCCTTGCGCTCCCTGTAAATCAAGTTGCGCTCCTTGCAAACCAACATTTGCTCGTAACTCAGCTTCACTTAAACCTAACCTAGCTGCCTCACTAGCAAGGGAGCCTTGTTGCGCTGCTTCTCGCAATGCTAATTCTTCTGCACTTAACCCTAACTGTCCTCCCCTAAGAGCAAGGTCTGCAGCCGCTTGTGATGCACTTAATCCTAATTGTCCAGAACCCAATGCTCCCTGTTGCGCTAACTGCTCCGCACTTAATTGTGTTCCTGCTCCTGCTTGCCCTAACTGTCCTGTTAACTGTGCTAAGTTTTGTTGTCTACCTTGCCCTGCTTCAAATGCTTGTTGGGCTTGTGTTAGAGCTTGCCCATAACCTTGTTGCCTGAGTTGTGCAGCAATCCTTGCTTGGGCGTCTAACAAGTTTCTATCGCGTTCTGCTTGTACAATACCTGCTCGTGAACCACCAAATGCTCCTGCTTGTGCCGCATTTGCATCTTCTTGCAACGCCGCAATATCGCTTGCCCTTTTTAAATCAGCTAAACTTCTATCTACAACATTTGTTTCGTATGGGTTAAAAAACTTAGAAACTGTTGCACTAGGGTCAAAAACCCCACCTATACCTTCAGCAGTAGGGCTAAAACCTGTTCCTGCTAATGCTGCTATTGCGTCTGTTGCTCTATCCTTACCAAAATCTCCTGCTGCACGAGCTTTTCTAACAGCCTCTACTTGGGCTAACCTTGCTCGCTCTGCATCAGCAGTACTAGCACGAGTAACCCCTTGGTCTATACCTAGCCGTTGTGCATCTATTGCACTTAAAGCACCTGTTCCAGCTTGTCCTGGAAGACCAAATATATTTTCACGAGCGTTTCCTGTAGCGGTATTTCCCCTAGCAATAGCACCAAGTATCCCTGTTAGATCAGCAGCGCTTCCTATGCCCGTTTCAATTCTAGTTCTTGCATTATTTAACAGGGTGTTTCTATCAGCATCTTCATAACCTGCAAGTGCATTTCTATAAGCGTCTGAAACTTCATTTCCAAGCATATTTGCTGCTTTTTGATTTCCTGCAAAAGCATCTGTTAAAAATGGAGCAAAAGAACCAATAGCCGAACTAGCCATTGTCCTTGCTTGGTCTTGGAATGGGTCATATCCTGCGAACTGTGTTTGAGGTAACCCACCAACGGGGGCTGTTTCAGCAAGCCCTTTAGCGGCTCTTATTAAACCTAGTTTAAGGGCTTCTACCTCAGGGGCTTCTCTTTGGATAATGGTTTGTTCTTCTACTGCCATGATTATGCCGCCGCTTCGTTTTCAAATTTTCGCATCATTGCATACATTTTCCTAGCACCTTCTTTACGGTCATTCCCACCTGCTCCTCGTACAGCTTTTGCTGTCATAACAAATTCACCATCACTTAACATAGCAGGTATTGAATCACTTGTCCCTGTTCCAGGACCATCTATTTCCCCACCTTGCCTAGCTCGGGTAAACTGCCCTCGTTGGTAGTAAGGGTTGTTACCGTAAAAGTCCCTAGGATTAAACCCATATTGGAATGTACCAGAGCGGATATCTTCATCTAACAGATCTTGCCCTGTTCTGCCATCACCTAATTTCAACCGTTCTTGCTCTTCGGGCGGGAATAACGCATCTGCAGCTAGTATTCCTGCTCCACCAACCGCTAATAATGGCCCATACTTAGTTAATACTCCTGCATCCTCACCTACTCCAGGACGGTTTGGCGATAAGTAGGTACTAAACAAATCGCCACCTTTATCAATTATATCGCTAATATACGAAGACTCCCCTGTACCCATACTAGGGCCTTGAGCAATTACTCCTGCTTTTCTAGCAGCATCTGCTACTTCATTTGAAGATAAGTTTCCAGTCGACATTTCCGCTATTGATCCTACATTGTTGTTAACCATTTGAGGAGACATAGGAGCTTGGAAATTAGGATTAAACAACTCAGGAGGAGCTCCTGCTAACTGTCCACTTGGCATCGTTTGGTTAAGGGTTACTCCAGCAGGAGGAGGAGCCATACTTGCCTCAAACCCACTGAGGTTATCAGTACCTGCTCGCATATCTCCAAAACCAGTGCCTGTCCTTGCGGCTGCTTGCCCTGCTTCAGTCCCTGCAACAATAGGTCCTGCTAATTGATTATTAGCGATTCCTCCTGTACTTGTAGCAAAATCTAAACCAATATCTTCTACACCTAATCCAGCAAACACTTCCTTTGTAATAGGAGCAACATCAGCTGACACACCAAAAGCAGAACCGCCAAACTCTCCTGTTGCAGTAGCTAGGTTAGGACTTACTGGAGCAGGAGCTTGACCAAAAAACTCCCCTAGTTTAGAAGTGATACCTGTAGCATCATTTGTAAATCCACTCAAACTACCTGCAGATAAAGCAGAACCAATCCCTGCCATACCACCTGCAAGAACAGCATTTTTCAATGACGTTTTAAAATCATTACCTGCAATCAAATTACCTGCTAAACTTCCTAACCCTGCGGTAAGAAACAACGGTGCAGCAGGTAAAAGAATTGGAGCAATAAGAGGTAGCACAATAGGAGCAACCTTCTTTGCTACATTAATGATTTTTTTACCGACCTTTTTAATTTTCTTAAATAGCTTTTTGAAAAAGAACTCTGGCTGTCCTGTTACAGGGTTCAAAGAGTTTAACTCATTACCAATAACATAACGCTCTGGCTGTAAACCAAGCTCTTCCATCTGAGCGTAAATCATTTTTTTAAGTTTAGGGCTACTTTCCAATACTTCCATTGGAAGAACTGTTTCACCTTCAGCGGCATGAACAACGTAAGTATCGCCATTCCTACCAAACTCAGCAAGTAAATCAGCCGCACCCTTTAGCTGTTGCATACCACCATCAGGGACTAATGGTTGGTCTCTTACCTCATATCCTAAAGATTCAATTCCTTGCATATTGCGATACCCTATATCGTTTATATCTATGCAGGGAGCGATTCCTGACTACGCTAAAAGAAGCATACAATCAAGATAAACTTTTCGCAACCTACTTTCATCACACCGTTACCGTAACCGAGCCTACGCCCCCTGTTGCAGAAACACCTCTAACATCAGAATGGTCAATTGTTACTATTTTAACAAACCCATCCCTTTGAAAAAGAGCTCCTGTTTCTAAACCAAACCCATCTTGTTGTAACGTAGTAAGGGTTAGGTTCGTATTCCTGCCTTCTCCTGGACTCAAAAACTGTTGGAGAAATACACTAAACGTTCTGACTACAGTAGCTAAATATTGTTGGTCGTACTCTTTTGGAGCAACAGGAAATTGTGGTGGGGGTAATATTCTAGCCATTATCTACGACCATCTGGTCTTACATCTACCCTAGGAGACCCTAACCTCCATCCTGCTGCTGTATCAGAAGACGACACTTTTAACGCAAAAGACCTGCCTCTTAAACGAACATGCACTAAATCTGTAAATTGTTCTACGGTAGTAGTTGTTTCTGCAACGGTTTGTGTAATCGTTTTTGGGTTGTTTTGTGAATACGGGCTTCCAGGACCTTCTCTAGTTTGCAAAGTAAAAGAAGCAGAAGGTGAAGTATTGGTAGAGTTTCTAAACGTAATATCAGGAATCAACCGTTGTATAAACGTAAACTGGTCGCCATCACCTATATCAAACTGGCTTGATTCAATATGTGCAGGGAGTGCAGAAGGAGGCTCTGTGCTACCATCATCAAACCCATTTTCGTGGTCATATACATAATGGTCTGTACCTACACTTACAGGGTATTGCTCTATACCTCTATCTATCCAAGCTGTTCTAGACAACGAACCTGTATACCAAACTTGTTGTTCATAATTATACACAACATATTTATCATTTTCTGTACTAGCTTCAGAAGGGTAGAACCACCATATTTCAGCAAACGAAGAGTTTAAACCAGAAACTATTTTCCTGCCTTGATTCCAGTTTAAGTCAGAAAACACATGGTCTCTTACCGAACAGGGCATTCTTTGCACTTGTCCTGTATACATATAAAACTCATTTTTACCCATCCAAAAAACAGTATCTTGTACAGAAGTTACTGCTAACGGCCCTGCGATAGTTGTATTATCAGCTACCGTGCTTAACCCAAAAGTAAACGGAGGCCCTATAAACTGCATGGCATGGACACTAGTATCTGTAAACACAAGAATCTGTTGTCTAGTTTCAACCGCAGTTACAATTTCAGAACCAACACCTAGTTTTAAATCTCCTGCTGTATTTGTAGCGGTAGAGTTCCACTCTGTTAAACTTCCTTGGTCTGCAAAACGAATAAGCAAAGGGTCTTGTGTACCAATATTATCAGCAGGATCACACCCAAATGCAATAACATGTCTATCTACATCTGAAACTAAAACCTGTTTAGCAATAGTAGGAGCTGATGTAGAACCAGATAAACTGTTTAGTAAAACAGCTCTATTGTTTGTGCCTCCTGAACGATCCCAATAAGCAATTTGCCCATCTCTTACGTTTATTAACAGGTCTTCACCAAAATTATCATGTGTCCATATTCGCAGGTTATTGATACTGATCGCAGTATCTGCATCTGAGTTCCATGTGCCTCTACCCCATGATCCTGCATTCCATCCTGTTCCTGGAACAGCTACGTCTAAACCAATGTTTACTTGATATGCGGCAACAGTAGAACCCCCACCATTACCTGAATCACTTCCACTAGCTGTTACAAGAGTAGGGTTTAAACCGCTCGTTGTTGTAATAGATGATATAGAAGTTCCTGCTGTTCTTGCTTGTATAGTAAAAGTAGAAGTAGAAGGAACAGAGGTTATTTGGTATTCTTGGTTTAAAACTCCTGCCGTAATATTTCCCCCCAAAGAAGCCGCAGAGGTAAAAGTAACAAAATCGTTTAATACTGCTCCATGATCAATATCTGTAACTGTTATTGTAGATGAACCATTAGTAGCCGCAAAAGTAGCTTGCCCTGTAACAGTAGAGCGAACAGGGGTTATATCAAAAAAAGTACCACCGATTAAAATGTAATACTTTAAGTGAGTACCTAACCCTATCAACCTAGTATTATCTAATGCTACCCAATTATGTAATGCTCTTCCAGAACCTAAAAAAGCTTCTGTACTTCTTTTTAGCCAACCCCCTATTTTTTCAGGGTATCCTGCTCTAAAACGCACTTTGTCTGAATCAAACCAACCTCCTTCATTACTATATGAAGTTGTTTCCTTGTTGATTCCAGGACGAAAAGTTAGTTTGGTCAATGGCATAAAAACACACCTTTCTATCCTTTTACTATAAGTTCTGTTGCAGATATTGCCGTACCAGCTACTACACTAGGATCATCTGCACTAGTTCCTAATGTACCGTCAGTTTGCACAAAGTATGTCTGACCTGCTGTTAGTGATGTTTGGTCTTTGTTTACTGTTCCTACTACATCTATTGTAGCTTCTGCTGTATCAGCGTAAGTACCACCAGATGCTATGCCTATGTAGTTTTCTGAGGTTAGGTTGGTAGAAAGATTTGAAGAACTAAAGACGATACCAGTGCCGTAATTAGAGTTACCACCATCTTTATACGCAATGACTATTTTGTTAGCGTTGGAGTCAAAATCAGTTGATACGTCAAAACTACTAGCACTTTCAAAAACTAATGCTGAACTAAAACTTATAGAAGTTCCAGATACTGTACCTTCAATGGCAGTGCCGTACTGACTGTTACCTTGATCTTGATAAGCAATAACAACTTTATTAGAGTTAGGGTCAAAAGTAGCTGAAGTGTAGATGGTAGCTCCAGTATTATTAAAAACCGTTGGAGAGCCAAAACTTATAGATGTACTAGATACGGTTCCTACAATAGCTGTTCCATAGCTAGAGTTACCTTGATCGTCATAAGATATAACTACTTTATTGTTGCTAGAGTCAAAAGTAGCTGAAGTGTATTCAACTGAAGCACTTTCAAACACAACTGGTGTTCCAAAACTTATAGACGTACTAGATACGGTTCCTACAACGGCAGTGCCATATCTAGAGTTATCAAAATCTGAATATGTAATAACAACTTTATTGTTGCTAGAGTCAAAAGTAGCTGACCCTGCACTGATAAATTTGCTACTGGCACTTTCAAAAACTGCTTCACTCCCAAAACTTATCCCTGTACCACTAACCGTTCCTACAATTGCAGTGCCGTAAGAAGAGTTACCTTGATCTGAATATGCAATAACAACTTTATTAGAATTAGAGTCGAAAGTAGCTGATGTGTATTCAGTAGAGCCACTATTAAAAACCGTTGGTGATCCAAAACTTATACCTGTACCACTAACCGTTCCTACAATGGCAGTACCATGACTACTATTACCATTATCTCGATAAGAAATAACTATTTTATTGTTGCTAGAGTCGAAAGTAGCTGACGTATAAAAAGTACTGGCACTTTCAAACACAACTGGTGTTCCAAAACTTATAGATGTATCACTTATTGTTCCTACTACAGCAGTGCCATATCCGCTGTTTCCCCCATCTCGATAAGCTATAACTACTTTATTAGAATTAGAGTCAAAAGTAGCTGATATGTAAGTGCTACCAGCACTTTCAAAAACCGTTGGAGAGCCAACTGAAGCATCCACTGCATTAGCAGTTGAGCTAATCTCACTAACAGTACCAGTGCTATTAACAATTACAGGCTTACCATTTGTAATTGCACCAGATGCAACAGCTTTATATTTACCTGCTTGTTTCGGGGGAATAAATGCTACCATGTCTTACCCTTTCACAATCAGTTTAGTTGCAGTTACAGCAGTACCAGCTACGACTGAAGGGCTATCTGCCGATGTGCCTATTGTACCATCTGTTTGTACAAAATACTGTTGTCCTGGAGTTAAACTCGTTTGATTTTCATCTACAGTGCCTTTAGTATTTACTGTAACAGGTTGCCCAGTAGCTACTGTATCTTCTGCAAAGCCTATGAAGTTTTCTGAGGTGAGGTTTGCTGTTGGCCCTGAAGTAAAAGCAACGTACAAACCATAACTATTAGAACCACCTCTAAAGCTAAAAAACATTTGATCTGTATCAGGATCATAATCCATTCCGGGATAAACAAACGAAGTTGTTTCAAACTCGTATCCACTGCCAAAAGTTATTGATGTACCCGATATTGTTCCTTCGTAAGCAAAACCATCATCACCACCAGCAGCAGAAGCATTTCTGCAAATAATTATTGTTTTATTAGTATCAGGATTATAATGTGCATCAATTATATTAGTACTTGCATTTTGAAAAACCGTTTCTGATCCAAAACTAATTCCTGTTCCAGAAACCGTTCCTACAATCGCTGTTCCAACACTTGAATTACCATTATCACAATAAGCTATAACAACTTTATTAGCAGTAGAATCAAAAGCAAGAGTTTGCCATGTTGCTACAGCACTTTGAAAAACTACCTCTGTTCCAAAACTTATATCTGTACCACTAACCGTTGCGACAACAGCAGTGCCGTAATTACTATTGTTTCCATCATAATATGCAAAAACAACTTTATTATTACTACTGTCAAAAACAGATGCACATCCATAAGCAGATGCACCTGCAAATTGCACTGCCGTACCAAATGATATTGACGTTCCGCTAACTGTACCTACCCTTGCTTTAGAAACATTATTAGTTTGATCATCAGCAGAAACAACTACCTTGTTTGAATTTGAATCAAAAACACAAGTTTCAAAACCTGCTGTTTGACTGTCACTATATTGAACAGCAGTACCAAAAGTTATACTGTTATCAGAAGGATCAACATTTCCTACAATAGCTTTTGCGTAATTACTATCCCCACCATCGTGATAAGCAATTACAACTTTATTACTATTACTATCAAAACAACCTCTTATATTAGTTGAACTATCAAGAGTAGTTACATCACCTTCTTCAAAAATTACTGGCGTACCAAAAGATAAAGATGTTCCACTGACTGTTCCAACAATCGCTGTTCCTTTTCCTGAGTTACCTTCATCTCCATATACAATAACTACTCTATCAGAATTAGTATCATAAATAACATCACTATGCGTTATATTAGCACTTTCAAATACAGCAGGAGTACCTGCATCGGCAGCAACAAATGATGCACTTACAGTACCGTCAGTATTTACAATTACAGGCTTACCTCCGGTAATAGCACCAGAGGCTGTACCTTGTGTCTGCCTAGATAGTTGTGGGTTATTACCGACTATACGCATAACTGTCCTTACTCAGCAGTAGGGTCTACCCAATCAGGGTTATTTGTCCAACTGGTTCCATCAAAAAAATGTTTGTTACCTGACCATCCATCAGGTGCAGTTACATCTTCATACATTGTTGCATTGCTACTGTTTAAATCAGCAACGTAGAAATCTACTGGATCACTACCTACAGTGATCATGTCGGATCCTATAGTCACTGGTTTATCATCATCAAATACATATTTACTTAGTTTAGTTGAGTTTTCTACTATTGTTTTAGCCATGTGTATTATCCTTTCACAATTATATCACTAGCACCTATTGCAGTTCCTGCGATTACCGATGGACTATCTGCGCTAGTACCCAATGTTCCATCTGTTTGTACGAAATATTGTTGTCCTATGGTGAGGTCTTCTAGTGTTCCAGTAGGAGCTAGAACTATTGCTTTTCCCTTACTACTATCTCCATCATCTCTATAGAAAATAACAGCTTTATTTTCATTGCTGTCAAATGTAGTTGATGTATATTTAGTAGTTGCTGCATTAAAAGTTGCAGCAGTTGCAAAACTTATAGATGTACCTGATACAGTTCCTATAGCATATTTTCCATAATCACTGTCTGCATCATCATAGTAAGAAACAATTACTTTATTTAAATTGCTGTCAAATGCAATTCCTATAACTGCGGTAGTTCTACTTGTATCACCTGTTTCAAAAACAGTAGCAGATCCAAAACTAATTCCAGTACCACTAACTGTTCCTACAATCGCTGTACCATCTCCACTGTTACCATTATCTTGATAAACAACAACTACTTTATTATTACTACTATCAAAAGTTACATTTACCTCTCTTGTAGTAGCAGACTCAAATACAACAGCCGATCCAAAACTAATAGAAGTTCCAGAAATTGTACCTACAATAGCTGTACCATAATTGCTATTTCCATTATCTTGATAAGCAACAACTATTTTGTTGTTACTACTATCAAATGTACAATTAATGTACTGAGTATCACCACTTTCAAATACAGTTGCCGACCCAAAAGTTATATCTGTTCCTGATATAGTACCTACTTTAGCAGTACCGTACTGGCTATTTCCCCAATCTCTATAAAATATTCCTACTTTGTTACTGTTAGAGTCAAAAACGACCTTATTATTACTATTATTAGCACTAGAATTAAATGTAGCAGGAGTACCAAAACTAATTGAATTATCGGATGAATCTATAGTTCCTACAATAGCTTTACCAGTTTCACTAGTAGGTTGATGAGTATATACAATAACTACTTTATTTACATTGCTGTCAAAAGTTATACCAAAGTTAAAAAGAAATGCACTCTCAATAACAGTTGGAGTACCAAATGTAATCGTTGTTCCGCTTACAGTACCCACACAAACTGTTCCGTAAGAAGAGTTACCTTGATCTGTATATGCTACAATTACTCTATTGTTAGAACTATCAAATGTTGATACTAATGATCCTTGCCCACTACCATCAGCTAATGCACCACTTTCAAAAACTGTTGCTGATCCAAGTGAGTCAGAAGCAGATGGTTGTTGCGGTATATTCCTAGCAATCGATCCAGTAGTTTTTACAGTAGCTTTTTGTCCATCTGCATATGCTGCGTGTGCAAATCCTATGAAGTTTTCGGTTGTTATATTTGTTGTTATTGCAGGAGATAAAACTATTCCTGTACCATGCCCACTGTTTGCACCATCTTGAAAGGTAAACAAAGCCCTTTTACTGTTACTATCGTATGCGTTTCCTTTTGGGGTAGTTGTAGTACTGTTCTCAAAAACAACAGCAGAACCGAAACTAATACTCGTACCTGATATTGTTCCTATACAAGTACTTCCTTTACTGTTTGTATCTTTATAAGAAAGAATTATTTTATTATTTGTAGAATCAAAAGAATTATTAAATGGGCTTTTAGCAGTAGGAACTACGGAAGCAGAGCCAAAACTAACACTAGTTCCACTTATAGTTGCTACTTTTGCTGTACCCACATCAGAGCCACTTGAAGAGTCATTATAAGTTATAACAAACTTATTGCTATTCGTATCAAAAACAGTGCCTTTATTAAATGAATCGGTAGCAGCAGCATGAAAAACAGCAGCGGAACCGTAGGATATAGAAGTGCCAGACACCGTTCCTACAATAGCCGTACCATGACTGCTGTTGTCTGAATCTTTATAAACAATTAACATTTTATTTACATTGCTATCAAAAGCAATATCCATTTCCCCTGTTTCTGCACTTTCAAATACAGACTCTGAACCGAATGAAATAGAAGTACTAGACACCGTTCCTACAATAGCAGTGCCATGTTTAGAATTACTGAAATCTTCATACGCTATGACTACTTTGTTACTATTGCTATCGAAAGCAATTGCAAGTTTTGAAGTTCTTGCATTAAATGTTTCAGCAGAACCGAAACTAATAGACGTACCCGATACCGTGCCTACGATTGCTTGAGCATTTGATGTACCATTTGCCCATGCAATAACAACTTTGTTAGAGTTAGTATCGTATGTAATATCAGTTTCACTAGAAGCGGCTGAATTAAAAACAACTTTTGACCCAAAACTTACACTGTTATCAGAAGGATCAATTGTTGCAACTATAGCTGTACCGTAATTAGAGTTTCCCTCATCTCTACCTGCCCAAATAATTTTATTTGTATCTGGATCGAATACAGAATTTCCATCTGTTGTATCTGCTTCATTAAAAACTACAGCAGTTCCTAATGCTTGGGATGATGGTGTAATAATACCACTAACAGTACCAGTAGAGTTTACGATAACAGGTTCACCATCTGTTATTGCACCACTAGCAAGAGCTCGTACTTCAGCGTCTTCTGCTATGTCACCGACAAATCTCATTTAACTTCCTATGAAAGCTCTTCATAAGTAACTGTATATGTTAAATCGTTAGCTGCACTTGCTGTAACACCAAGGGATTTATCTTCTTCTAAATACAACCCTTGATTTTTATCTATAATAACTACAAATGAATCTGCGGGTACTGCTATAGTAGAAGCAATAACTACTGCTGTTCCTGCTAAATCGTCATTCGGATATATTGCTACAGTTATGGTAGCTGAGTTTGTACCATCTACGTTAGATATAATCAAGCTATTAACTTTCATTACCTTGCCAGATGATGCAGGGTTATTCAAAGCATTTACTGCTCCTGTTCCTGCTAATAATGCTGTTGCTGTCTTTGCCGTGATCGTAGCGACATTGACAATATTAGGTGCTGCCATCTTTTATCTCCTTTTAACCAAAAACCATTGCCATTGCGATCGCTTTTCCTGTACTTGCTTTACTAGTTACAGAATTTATTTCTGCTCCTGTGACAGTAACTAGAGTAGAACCTAATACTAATCCATTACTACCATCATGGGACGCAACTGTAAAATTATTAGTTCCATCTGCTATAGTTGCATTCCCATTTATAGTTGTTGCTCCTGTTATAAGTAAGGTATCTGTCCCATCTTCATCATATTCCATAGTGACATCTTGACCACTACCAAATTTGATTTGTTTATCATCAGCTATATAAACATCACCCCACTCTAAAGAAGCTGTTCCTATATCAGCTCCCCCAGAAGTATCAGGGACAATAGCTGTGGAAGCACTTAATGTAGATGCTTTAGTCGTTCCTGCTAAACTTACATCAGTAAAAGCATCATAAACAATAGCACCAGAACCTCCACCATCTGTAACAATTACCTTTACATTGCCGTTTGGAATCGTAACTGAAGCACCGCCGCCACTTCCTTGTTTAATAATAGTAGAGTAAGGGCCACTAGAACCTGAATCTGTAGTAGCGTTTTCAATTATCCATATTTTAGAAACAGTATCAGGAGCTAACGTAACGGTACAGTTTTGTCCTAACGCCCCTGTAAGTTTAAGATAAAAAGATCTTACACCATCAGAAGTTGCATCTGCCATTGTAATCGTAGCTGTAGACGCATTACTTAATGCCTCTGTACCATAACCAAAAGCCTCACCTATCAGCTCTAAATTAGTGTTTGTTGCTGTTCCCCACGTTCCAGAACGCTCTCCTGAGCCTATTTCTTCTAATCTTAAATTGTTTACATATGTGCTCATATTAACTCCTTATGCTGCAATTTCTTTCCAATTAGGTTCTTGGTCAGGTACATTTAATCCCCAAACAAACCCTACTCCCACAATACCAACCGCACCTGATCCTGTGACATCAATAGGAATATTTGCATCTCCTGTTACATTAACACTATTAACTGCTCCGGTAGCAAAGAGACTAGCAACGTTTATAGAAAAGTTTGCATCTCCTTCTACACTAACTGCAGACAACCCTCCTGTACCTGCAACACCTGAAACAGTGACTGTAGCTGTTCCATCTAAATTAGCAGTACCTACTCCTCCTGTACCAACAATATCTGTGGTGGTTATGGTAACCGTACTTGCACCTGAAACAGAACCTGCACCCCCTGTTGCCATTCTTCCTACAGGCACTACAGATATATTATACATCGTTACTGAACCGCCCATACCACTATGATTAGTGCAATAATAATAGAGCGTATTGGGAGCATCATGTGGAACAGCAAAGGTAACATTTGCCCCTGATTGTCCTGCGGTTCCGTTAACAGTTACCCCTGATGTATAAGCTGACCCACCTCCATGTGTACCATCAGAAGTAGTAGAAAATCGGAATGGATGACCACTAACAGAGGAGTCAGATACATCAAATACATACGTTTTTTCTCTTGCTAAAACAAGAGTGATTTGTTGAACGCCTCCTATAAAATATTTATTTCCGCTTCCCGTAGAAACTACGGTAACCGTTTTATTTAGAACTATTTCCGTATTCCACGACTGCGTGTTCCACGCTTGACTAAGGCTCCCCCAACCTAGATATGGAACAACTGCATCGGCCATTTAAGCAATCCGAATAATCGCATTTGAAGCATCAGCGGTAGGAAAAACAATGGTAAAATCGCCAGAACTTGCCGCTTTATCTGCACTAAAATCTAAAACTAATACGGTAGGGTTAGTAACAGAAATAGAAGTAGTATCAGGGCTAGTATTATAAACTAATGCACCCCTAACAGCAGAAAGAGTAACGTTTGAAAAAACTAAATCATCAAAATCTACTAACGCTGTTGTTCCAGAAGTAGTAGGGTCTACTGAGTTAAGCGTTCCTCCCCCTGCACTGTAGTTTGTGCCAGATACTTCATTACCTGTAGTATATGCAGTCGTAGCTGCGTTGAAAGAAGCACTATTTGTATACAATGCGAGTTTGAATGTATCTCCTGAAGCAGAGGTATCAAAATCATGTACGCCAAAAAGTAGCTCTTTTTTAAAAGAGGTACACATAAAATTCCCACTAAACGCCATATTAAAGTCTCCTTATAAGTTCCGCTAGTTCTGGGTGTCCTGCGTCTACTAAAGCGTTAAAAACAGTTGTTCTATCACTTTGTACCGCCTGTTTCATGTAAGAAGCAATCACTTTCTCAATATGAACACTAAATGCACGAGCTTGCTCTCTTATCGCAGGTTCTGCTTTGTCAGAAACAAAAACTAGTTTTTTAACACATCGAGAAGCTACCTCTTCAGGAGAAGCCCCCCTATTATTAGTTGTATGCACCTCTACCGCAAAATCATCAGGTAGTTTTAAACTATCTGTAAACATTATGTCCTAGCTTTCTTTATATATCCTGCAGAATAATCATCAGTAACTTCTAACGCTTCACCCATGTTTTTCAACCGACTAATTGCTTCTGCGTATCTTTGATTATACATAGTCATTATATCCTGTTCGCCTTTCATGAAAAGGTAACACTCAGAAAGAGAAGCATACAACAATGCTATTTCTCCGTTTTCACTAAGCCAACTATTAGTAGTATCTGCACCCAATGAAGTTATCACACCAGTTGCGCCACTTGTACCTCCTGTTACAGTTTCACCCACTGTATAGTTCTGGCTCGGTATCCTAACAGTGATACTTGTAGCTGTATCTACAACCGATATAGGTGAGCTTTGTCCACTTGTACCTCCCGTTATTGTTTCGCCTATAACAAAAGTACCTGAAACATCGCTCATGCTTACCAAGTAAGAGCTTTCAGTTAAACTGAGAGGTCTGTAAAAATAACTCAAATTAGCCGTAAAAGTATCATTCGGTGTAGGGGCTAAAACAAAATAATTTACATCAAACTGTCCATAATATTTAGGAACACCTGTTGTTGCCGCATTAGGGTTGTAAGACTGAACAAACTCTAACTCTTTAAACTGTAAATATTCATATGAGCTACTGTTCGTAATGCTCAAAGAATGTGGGGATAAAAAATCGCTAGGAACAGCTAGATACGCATTACCTGTAGATAAATCCCCTGTTACATTTTTTTGAAAAACATTTAACTGAGTAGATTTTAATATCCGCTCTTCTGCTAAACGAATAAACATATCCATAGAATTAAGGAACGTACTTTCCGTATTTTGCGTATAGTTTTGTAACGTTTCTTTTAATGTTGTGTAGGTAAAACTCATGAAATAACAACCTCCACTTTACCAATAGAAGTAATTGCATGTGTGGAAGCAATTTTCAAAGGTGGAAATATTTCCTGCCCAACAAAAACATCTAACCCTTCAGCCCTATCTGGTCTAGGGTCATACAATGCCTCTGGTTCAAAAGGAGGTGGGGGTGGTTCTAATTGTGGGTGTTTAGGTTCAAAACACTCAGGACATACTTTCAAATTGTTCCACTCTTTTTGCAAAGAAGTATATGGGTACTCAAACCCACAACGATCACAAATTGCTTTTGCGTATTTTCCAGATACATACTTCATCGTATAAACGTATAGTAGTCGCGACTAGGGGTTAAACTTAGGCTTGCTCTATCTCTATCTTCAGCGGCTGCTCTTTCAAACTCTTCTTCATATACTGCTTTTAAAATTTGAGTTCGTTGCGGAGCGCGTTTAAGAGAAATGTAATAAGCTAATCCTGCAGACAAACAGGGGTAAAACCTAAAAGGTACATCTACCGTATTTTGTGGGTTATCTACATCATCTATTCTAGTTAATTTATCATATACTAATGTGTAAGTATTATTATCTGGAGTAGGCCACAGTTTTATAGAGGGAGTAATTAACCTATCCACATAAAATTGTGTGGGTCGTGAGGTACTGTTTTTAGTAGCAATGTTGATGTAAGCATCTCTACTAATTCTACTTATAGCAACATCTGTTTGGCCTGAACCTGTTCCTGTTCTAATAACAGCAGACAATACATCAATAGTTGACTGTATGGGTGTTAAAGAAATAGCAGCGGAAACGGTGGTGGTTGCCCCACTTGTTGCACCTGTTATCGTTTCCGCTGCAACAAATGTTCCTTCAGGTATTGTAATATCTATAGCAGTAGAAGAGCGAATACTCGTAATACTTGCTGTAGCTCCACTAGTACCCCCTGTTATTGTTTCTGCTACTGAAAAAGAGCCACTAGCTGCAACGGTCATAGTAAGCGTTCCGGCAGGGTAAATAGCAATTCCTGATGCAAGAGGCAAAGTAGCTTGCTCTATTGTCCATCTGTTTAAGCCTCTATTAGCCCAATCAGCAAACAATAAATTTAAAGACCTACGCGCACTCGTGAGGTCCCAACCTGTACGCACTTCGAGGCCGCATCTTTCAAATGCTTCCTCGACGTACTCAGCTACATCAAGCTCAAAATCAGTAGAACCAGAAACTGCCATAAACTACACCTTAACTGTAAGGGCCTTTGACCATACCGCCACGGGCCATTTTCTTAACCTTGCCTCCGCGAGCCATTTTCTTAACGCTACCGCCATATCGTTTTTTCATTGGTTCTTTTTTATCTTTCTTTTTAGGCATTTTGCCTGTTTTAGGATCTCTCAAATCATCTGCATTGTCTTGAGACATTTGATCCATCTTTTTTTGTTTTAAAGCATCTGCTCTTGATCTAGGTACTGGTGGGCTTTTCTTCTTAGTTTTAGCAGCCATTATGCTCTCCTTTTTTTGCGGTTTTCTGATTGTCTAATTTTTGCAAACGCATCTCTTGCAGGAGCTCCAGGAGCTCCTTTTTTACGCATTTTTTCACCGCTTCCTGCAGCTATCCTTTTTCTTTTTGCATTGATATTAGCATAAAGTCCAGGAGGTTTTTTGCGTCCAGATTTTTTAATTTGTTGTGCCATTTGTTTCCTCGAAATAGTCATCAAACTAATTTATCTAAAGCAGCCGCACCGATAATTAAAATAACGATACCCCACATTCTTAAATCTAACTTATCTAAAACTTTTTCTATATGAGAGTATCTTCTGTTGCATTCTGCTTCATGCTTTTCTAGCAATTTCAACACTTCTTTTGCATCCATAGCTACCATGCCTTACACGACCAATATCGCGCACTGAATTTATCTTTTGCAGTAGCGCAATTATGCCTTGCTCTAAATGATTTTCTTCTAGCAGGTTGTTCTTTTTTAATAGACATATTAGGGTCTCCAAACCGCACTAACTTTATCTCGTTACCTTTTTTAGCTAGAACAGCTGACTTCTTTGGCCCATCTGGTGTTCTTTTCGGTTTATTAAAACCTGAAAAAGACATTCCACGGTAAGTAATTCTACCAGACGGGCTTCTTTTGACATCTTTCGTAGTAGCCATAGGGTTCCTTACGCATAAAATATAGTCATAGCAGTAATGTTTGTCGCCGTAGCAACATACACATCTGAGGTAAACAACACCCCTTCATCTGGAATGTTTACAGAGTGTGTTTGACTTGCTGTGAAATCTAAATCTAAAAGGGTTGAACCTCCATTGCCATCAGAAAAAGTTAAACGACCTGCTCCTGCGGCTACCAAAACTTGTACCTGACGTAGCCGAGCACGACCAGTAGAGGCCGCACCCGTCCCTGTCAGACGTTTAGCTTGTACATCTGAGTTTGCCATTTAGACCTCTCCTTATGAAGCATCAGACGAGCTAGAAATCCCGAAAAATTTCAAAACAATTACTGTATCACTTCCAGGATCACCAGAAACAACTAACTCAACTTCATCTGCTGTAGCACCACTAGCCGCAGTAGTATAACCAGACATGCCAAGAACACCATTACACCCAAAAAATCCTTTAAACCCAACCGAATTAACAGCGGCAGAAATACCATCTACATAACCGTCTGTATCTGCATCTGTACCAATATCATTTAGATTAACAGCGTTTGTTGATGCAGTAGTTACTGCTACAGTGACGCCCATCGGTATAAAGTTAGAAGGAATACCAATAGCCGCTTCTTTACCCGTAGTAGCACCATTTGCAACGGTGATTGTTGCTTCATATGTTTGTAGAGTCATAGTGCTTGTGACAGCACCTGTTGTTGTATTTTTAGTTATATCTGAAAAACCGTTTTCAGAACGCACTGGTCCTGAGAAAGTAGTATTAGCCATATGTGTTTCTCCTGTCTTGGCTAGTGTCAGTTACACGATGCAACTGTCAGGGATAAGTTACCGTACACAAAAAAACCCCCTTGCACAAGGGGGTTGATGTTTCACGTGAAACAATTTTCACGTTTAAATAAAAAAGGGGGGAATAATCCCCCCTTAATATTAAGCGGCTCCTGGAGAACCAAACACACACCTAGGGTCTGAAACCCCAAAACTGTATCTTTCACGAGCTTTATAACGAGCATTACCTGTATCAAAATCACCTTCCATAGAAGTTTTGATTGCGCTACGCTCAAAATGTTTAAAGCCGTTAGGAGCATCTGTTTTAATGAAAAACGCATCCGTATCGGTTAGGAAGTGGTTTACCACATAACCTTCTGGGAGCATTCCCATATTACGAACAGCGTTTATATCATTGTCTGCTGTTCCCGTACGAAGATTAGAAGCCATCAACCTTTCAGCTACGAACTGAAGTGCAGGTGGAATAATCATCTTACGGCCTTGCAGAGCAATTTTCAACCCACGCTCATCAATGAAAGCAGAAATGTCTATAAGAGACTGCTCTAGTGATGTTTCGTTAAGGTCAGCTGCTGTCGCTAACTCGTTAGCAAAGTTACCACCACCTACAGTTGGATGGTCTGTAGCACAAAGCTCTTTTCCATCACCATAAGTAGTACCACTGTCAAACGCATTGTTTAGAACAGCGGCTGCTTTAACTTGCTTCGTGTTTGCCATGGAACGAGCTAATGCCTTTGTGTAACGAGAGCTAAGTCGGTCATAGAGGTTATCCTCTACAGCTTCTTCAGTTATCGCAAACGCAAGGGAAATTGTTTCATGGGTGTAACGAGCAGTGTAAGCTTCGTTGGCAGTATCAAAAGAAACTGCTTGTCCTTCGCCTTTCACTGGTGCGCTACCAAACCCTGATAACATTACCTCTTCTTCAAACGCTCTGTCTGAAGATTCCGTTTCAAAAATTTCAGCATGTTCATTGTCATACCGATCGTATTCCAATCCAAAAAGCGCATGAAGTCCGGGTTCAAGCTCTTTAAGGAGTTGAGATCTTGCTATAGCCATATCATATCCTCCTTAGATTCCGGTTGTAGCTACATGGAAGGGAAGGTTCAACTTAACTAAAGCAATAACACCTGCTGCCGCATAATCAATACCTTCTACGTCTTTAAATCCGACGATTCTGAAGTTATCTGTTGCAGTAGTAGCTCCTGCTGTAGCTACAGAAAGCTCGCCAATAGAAATATTAGCACTCCCTGTTGTAGAACCAAAACCTGCACCCTCAGCATTAGAATGAATTAGTGCTGTTGCAGTTGCTAGATTAGTTAGCGTTGCATCACACGATATTTCAAACACTTGCATAGGATCATCATAAATAAACACAGTCGCTTCTGTGCCTGATTTAAGAGATGCTGTTCCAGGATAGTAGTTATTAAAAGTAGGCGTTCCGTCTAAAGCAGTATACTGACAACCGCCCATAACACCAAGAATCGCTACCGAACCACCGTCTGCCGCACTTACATCTACAAGACCGTTTGTAAGAGGAATCACCATATCGCCTTGATATATTGCGCTTGATGAACCTGCTACTCCAGGAATTTGTACTTTATAAGGCGTCAATCCATTGCCGTTCGGTGTAGACCCTATCTTGTTATGTGGACGAAGACCAAATGGGGAATCAATGTTCGCCATGAGTTTTTCTCCTATAAAAGATTAAGAATCGGATCCATTATCGGATCCACCAAAGGTTACACGAGACTGCCTATCAGGTTTACTAATAGGCATTGATGGATGTTGTTCCCTTAACAAATCATTATCAACGGCTTTCATTTGATCATCTGTTTTGTTTTTGAAATAATCGTTCCGTTGTTTATTTGTTTCAACAGGAAACCTTGCAAGTATCAGACCGCCAACCCCTATTACTCCGGCATGTTTGCCATCTTGTACTGTAGGGGCTTCAAAATCTGGATACTCATCAGCGCGAACAAGTTCAAAGCCTTCGCGAAGGCGGGCAGAAAGGTTTTTTCTATCGTCGTAACCCATAACAGTTTCACGGATCCAACGATGATGATAGCCTTCTGGGGGTGGTGGTGCGTCTAATTGAGACGGGGGTCGCCAAGGTTTAATTCGGCTTTCTTTTTCCCTTGATTGGGAAGAGCGTGGGCTTCTTTCAGACATAGTTATCCTCACGATGTTTGGAGGCGTTGCTTTTGCCTCGCATATTGTTCATAACTTACACCGAGTTTGTCAGCAATAGCAACCTCAGATTTTGTAAGTTTGATTTTTTGTTGCTTTGATCTGGTCGAACCACGGTTTGCACTAGCAACCGCAGGACCAGAATTACGGTTACGAGCAGGGGCGGTTCCAAACTTATGTGGGAACTCTGTTCGCATTCTTCTATCAACTTCATTATAATACTCATCGCTCTGTGGGTCATACCCTTCAGTATCAACCAACGTTTTATGAATACTAAATGCTGTTAATGTCATAGGCTCATCCGTACCAAACCATTCGTTTTTAGATGCCCAATCAGAGGCTTTAGGGTCTGGTGGGGGAGGCGTTTTTGCTAACTGTTGTTGGTATGGAGTAAGTTGTTGTGGCTGTTGTGGCTGTTGTGCCTGTCGCTCTCTTTGTGTTTTTACTTGAGCTAATCGTTCAGTGTGTACACCAAGCTCGCCAAGTTTACCTTGAGCTTCAACCTGTGCATCAATATCTCCACGATCTATAGCCTCTTTCAGTGTGCTTTTCCAAAGTTCTTTTTCAGCCGTTACTCTGTTTTCAAACTCTGCTACATAAGAATTATCTAATGTACTTGTTTTTCTACGAACATCATCAAGTTCTTGTTTTGTTGCTTGAGCAAATGTTAACGCTGCTTTTTCACGACGTTCTGCTTCTCGCATTTTTGCCGTCAGTTTGCTTATACGTTTTTGTACCCCTTCACTATACTGTTCTAACTCAGAAGAATCTTTTTCTTCAGGTGCGTCATCAACAACTTCAACATCAGATTGCTCCTGTTTTTCTGAAAGGTCTACTTCAACATTTTCTTCGTTTTCAGATTCTTCAAATTCTATTTCTTGTTGTGCTTCAGCCATTTTCTACTCCGTCCTAAAAATGCAGTATGTCGTCAGGGTCAGTTATACGAGCAATGATTTCATCATCGTTAAGAAGACGAACTTCACCCCCTTCTATTTTAAACCGACTTCCTGCATACCTTCCAAAAATAACCCAATCACCTTCTTTGCACCAAGGCTCTGAGTTTTCACCAAACTTATCTGTATCTAAATAAGCTAAAGGGCCAACTTTAAGTACATATCCACAAACAGTACCTAATGCTTCTCTTTCTCTAACTTCTGTTGGTACGATAATGCCTCCATCAGTTTGCTTTTTACCTTGGTAGGGGAGTAACAATACTCGCCATCCTGTAGGTTGAGGCAATCTTCCTAATGCGCTACCAGATATTTTTGAAGGGTCTAAAAAACGGTCTTCCGCGCGAACATACGCTTGTTCTAAAGCTCCAACTTTTTTCTTTTCTTTTGGGGGGGCTTTTGGCTTTTTGTCCACATAATGATCGGGAACAAGTAGTGTCTTAGTCATCATCAGTTACCTTTTCTAGCAGGTCTTTAAGATCCTGTTCAGTTATAGCAAGTTCCCCAAGCCTCGCTCGGAGTTCCTTGAATGCAGTAAAATCTGGTACAGGCCCAAAACAAAGAGCATCTTGTACTACATTTTGCCGTTCACGGACATTCTTCAACATTTTTTCGTAGATGTAAAGGTCCGACATTACATTAACTCAAAATGAGGGCCATCTATAAACGGCCTTTTGCCTTCTCCCCTACGAATGTCTATATAGTTCATCATAGCTTCTTCCATTGTACCTTCCCATGCAGCAATATTTGCTGTAGTCCATGCACCGCCCCAACGGACGACGACGTTAAGTTCACGACATGCCTCTGCCATAGCATCAGCAATTTCATCGTAAACGCTTAACTCCCAAGAAGCACGTCCATCAATATAAGCCATAAGGTCTACTGCTCTGCCGTCTAAATGTTTAGACTTCATCGTTTTTGTTGCACCTTTAGCAAATAAAGACTCTTGCTCTTCTATTGTTCGTTTACCACAAATAACACCAAAATCTACTGTAGTTACTGTAATTGCTTTTTTCACAACTTTGACTAAAGTGCTGTTTACACCCTCTAATCGTTCATTGCTTCTTGTTGATAGCATAAACATTATTTAGAAATCCCCTTGTATTTCTCAAAACTTCTCAAACCACCTAACCCTAACATTCCCATCAACACAGGCATCATTTCACTTAGGTCTAACGCAGGGATAGCAACTAAGTAATTAAATTGTGCTAATGTAAACATCAGTATGGGGTGGATTACATAGTTGTAAGCCATTGCAACACCACATGTCCAACCAATAAATGGACGCCATCCTGCTATAAAAACATTCCTGCTTTGTGCCTCTGCCTTGTTTATTTCAAGCTGACCTTTGGCAAGCTCTTGGGCATGGCGTTCTGCCATTGTAGATATTTCATGGGCAAGTTGGTTCTTTTGATCTTTATCTTCTATAAATTTATCAAGCAGTCCTGTAACTGGTTGGACTAAAGAGCCTAATAAATTTATCATTTTTTATTCGCCCATGTTGTAAATCCCATATATGCTCCGCAAAGACTAGCGAGAGCAAAATACATAGAACTAATCAGCCCACTTAGCGCAGTTACTCTTGCTTCAGGAACAATAGGCGTACACATGAGGATTGTAATACAAACCATCAATACAAAAGCGCAAATAGCCATGTACCTCTGCGTTTCTTGTTTATCATGAGCATCGCTTGCCTCTTGTAAAGCGATATCATCTGCATCGATGTTACCATCGCCATCCATATCTTTTATAGGGGTCATTTTTTCTTCCCTTTCTTTTTACCTTCTGAATATAAATTATTAAAAGTAGTAATAGGGTCTAAGTAAGAATCATGCCCTTCTGCAGAATGCACCCATTGTGAAGGAGCAAAATCTGGCGCACCTTCCCCTGTTCTCCACAAAGCAGGACTCGTAGCTCGCACTCTATTATTGGGCAATGCTACAAAATTACCTGTCCAACTACCTGCATCGGTAAGGTAAATTACATGAGATTGTTTATGTTGTGCAGGGTCATCTGCTATATCGTTTCCTGTATAATCTACCGTAAACATATACTTACCTGTGTAAAATTCACCATCTATTTTACAAAGCCAAGGCGAAGAACTCACTCTATCCATAACAACTACACTATGCTCTCTAGATTCGCAATCCCAAGGTTGACACAAATGGTCTAACATAGGTTCAGGCCACTCTTCTACAGGTATATCGGCAACTAAACCTTCTATTGGCATCCTTGCCCACATAGCTCCACCATGTAAGTTTTGCCCCATATCATTACCTTCAAGCTCTTCACAACCTGTAAAAACAACCTGAAAACTTAACGACCTATCGGGTATTGTATTTACAGCAATAGCAATAGCATGAAGAAACTCACCATGATAATTGGTATGGTTGCAAGTAAATTCTTTCCGCACCCAACAATTAAAGTGCGGAATATTACTAATAAGATAGGACATTACCTATCAACCTCTAGTATTTGCATTTTTCTGTTGTGCTATCCTCGCTCGCATTTGAGCAATATCTTCTGTACTGTTAATTCTATCTTGACCTAACTGGAACTGTTGCTGTTGCCGTTGTTGGTCAAGTGCTAATTTCCTTTGATCTATTTGTTGGTCTGCCATCATTTCCTGTTCACGCAACTGCAACTCTTGCTGTTTTATCTGCACTAATGGGTCTTGGTCTTGTGCAGGTGGTTGTGATTGTTGAAACTGAGCAAATAACTGTGCTTGCATCTGGGCAACCATAGCTTCCTGTTGCTCTGGCGGTACTTGTTGCCCCTGCATTTGTTGTTGAACAGCAACTTTCGCTTTTAACCCTAAATGCTCGTATATATGTTTTTCTAACAATATCGCAACAGGTGGTTGTATCTGCGCTACTTTACTATTCATGTATGCTAGATGCACCGCAATATGAGCATCGTGGTCCTGTTCTGGAAACGCCTGTAATGTACCCTGTCCATTTGCAACATTACTTGTTTCCATGTTTTCCATAGCAGGATCCATGGGACGTTGTTCAGGTTCCGGTTTTAGTATTTGGTCTATATTATTCACACCTAACGCTTCATACACACGGTGGTATGCCTCATACAAATTGTGCATATCGGGGGCCGCTACCGCTAATTTTAACTGCTCTTGAGCTAAAACAACCCTTTGTGACATACTAAAGATGTTCGGGTCACTTACTGGTAGTATATCTATCCTACCATCAAAATCTTGGCTTTTTATCTGCCCATCTACACCTGTATCGTAAGGGTAAGGCCGTGGATCTTGGGCAAATAACGCTCCTAACATCTTTAATTCATGTTTTAATGACGCATGTAGCCGTTTATGCACCGCTGAAACTATACGGCTTCCTCGCTCAAGTAACGCAATGGTCGTACCAACTGGCATTTCTTGGTTACCCTGACCAACACCCATATCAGTCGTACCAATAAAGCGTTGCGCGGCCTCAACAACAAAACCCATAAGCTGAAACAGGGTAGCACTCGGCTCTTTATACGGTAATGGCATCAAAGACGCCTTTAAATCTCCTCCAGGAACATCAACATCCCTAAATTCTCCAGGACTCAACGGGTTTTGCTCATCTGCAATCCGCAAACCGCGAGCTTTAAACCCTGCGGGCATATTTGCCAACGTTCCTGAGTCAATTAACTGGCGTAAATTAGCCGTTGCCGTACGAGACAAGTTGCCAAGCAAATGTATCAGCCCAAAACCATAAAAACCAAGTCCTGGAGTAAATTTATACTGCACGAAATGTTGAATTTTATCTTTATTTGGGTCATCTTGTAGGTAATTACGCCTAATTGACAATACATCCCCTGTATCTTTACATACAGTTACGATATAAGGCAGTTTTAAACCTGTTTCTTCGTCATTTTCTCCCTTATCTGCATATTCTTCTAGGTCTAAGAAACAATGACATTCGTACAAAGTAAACTGTTCATCATTATATGTAGGGCTTATGCCTTCTATATCATCATAAGCTGATTGAACTTCATCCGTAGAGGAAGAAGCACTGCTTTCCCCCTCCATATCCATGTAAAAACCAGAAAGTTGTAACTTCTTCAACTCATTTTGTGAGATTTTTATAACATGTGTTATACGTTCTGCCGACTGTAAGTCCGTAGCAATGTATGGAACAATCACTTCTTCAGCAGGAACAAACTTACTTACTGGCCTATCTAGCATTTCATCACGATAAACCTTCTTAAACGCACTTCCTGCCAAACCTAAGTAATAAAGCATCTGGTCAAACTCAGGCTCGTACTCTTCCATTTCATACATTATCTGGTAATTCATGTATTCCTGCACACGTTGAGCCTGTTGCTCTATCGCAGGAGTAGGCATACCAATAATATTCGCGCGGACAGGGCCTCCACTTGGCAACATCTCCTTATAAGCAGATGCCTGAAACTGTGTAATAGCCTCGTTCAGTAATGGGTGGATAACACCAGTTGCACCTTCAAACGGTTCCGTACGAGTTTCGTACCGCATACCCAGTAAATCCAAACCCTTTACATAAGTATCTTCCCAATCACTACGGCTGTTTTTATCCTCCTCTACAGAAGACGTAACATAACTCGCAACCTCACCTAATGTAGTATCTTTTAAATTTTCCGCTAAATTATCGTAAAAGTTTTCTGGCTCCTCACCAAAAACAACCTCTTCCATACCTGTAGTTATTTCTACCCCACCATCATCATCTTCTACAATTTCAACCTCGCCATCAAAAAACATATCCTGCTGAGCTTGTAGATCCTCCTCTTCAAAACTCATATCCTCTACAGGAGCCTGTATCAACGCCCGATCTACATTATTTACCTTAGGAGACAATGCCATTAATAGTAACTCCTCATTCTAGGGGCAGACTCTTCATCCTCATAATCTTCCGGATGTTGAATAAAACCGCCCTCTCTAAATCTTCGCAACGCCTGTGTCACCGTATCAACATAATCATCATGCTCTCCGGCAGGAAACGCCGCACACTCCTCAATAACTTCTTCCGACCAACGTGTATCTGGAGCCCATACTAATCCTGATTCTAGTAAAGGTGCAATAGAATTCACTCTCGTATGTTTATCATTTCCTCTCGACGGGCTGTAATTCTGTACCGGAATGCCCATGTTCCGCAACTCCTGAGTCAACGGCATACCCGACGCTTTCGCCTCAATCAACACACACTCGGGGTCCCAATACTTATACTCCTCTAACGCCTTACGACGCAAGTCCGGAAAATCCCATCTGCCTCTCTGCGCATCAACCAATAATATATTCGCAGGAGCACCATCATATGGATAAAAAACACCCCACGTTGTTATAGCACTAAAATCCGCAGACTCCTTCTTACTATACGCTGTATCATAAGACTGCATCACATAATCTAAATTAGGCAAATCCTCCTTCTTCCACTCCTGCCACCACTCACGTTTAAGTATCGCGGCTCCCTCACTCGTCGGGTTCTGCTGCCACTGCGCTTCCCACTTACCTACAGACAAACTTCCCTTAACCGCTAATAAATCTTCTTGCTTCCAATACTCAGGCCACAACGGTTTATTTGTCTCGGGCATCAAAGCAGGGAACTCCACAACCTCCCACTTATCAGCCAATATATCTCGCGCTTGCTGTCGCAACAACTTCCCCGTCAAATCGTTTTCTGCCCAACGAGTCATTATAATTACTATACTCCCTCCGGGCTGTAACCTTTGACGTGGCCCAGAAGTATACCACTCATACGCATGTTCCAACGCAGTAGGGGACAAAGCATCTTGCTCGGAATGGGGGTCATCGATAATTAACAAATCCGCACCACGGCCCGTCACCGCTCCACCAACTCCAGCCGCAAAATATTCACCACCCTTAGAAGTTTCCCATCTTCCAGCAGCTTGGCTATCCGCTCGCAACTCCACATCAAATATTCCACGGTACTCCTGCGAATTCATCAGGTTTCTCGTCTTACGTCCAAACCTAAACGCCAACTCCGCAGTATGCGTAGTCTGCATTATCTTCAACGTAGGCCTCTTACCCATCAACCACGAAGGCAGCAAATAACTTCCAAACTCACTCTTCGTATGTCGGGGGGGCATATTCACAATTAAACGCTTTAAATCACCAGTAGCCAAACGATTAAACTTCTCAGCCATAATTCCATGGTGGCGACCATTCACAAACTCAGGCCAAACCATTTTACAATACGTCATAAAATCATTCTGCGCAGCTTCAGTCTTACTCAAATAACTCGCACGGTCCAATAACGTAGCAAACTTCTTCAAATGTTCCTCAGGAACATACTCTAAACCACTATCCATTATAAACTAATCACTCAACTCATTAGCAACCTCTCCTTGGCAACACTCATCTATGTTTTTTCCACAAGCACACTGCAAATGTCCTCCTACATAATGGTTTCCCAAAGGGTTCTTTTCACAACCACACTTTTCACAAATTTCAAAATCATTTTCAACCAACAAAACATTTCTCCTCAATATTCAATAATTTCTTATATATCGAAAATTTTTCAAGGACAATGAACCTATAATCAATAACAACAATAAAGGGGGGTAGGTCAACTGTTTAAGGACTCATATAGTTGACTTTTTGTGAAATGTTTTTGGATCATGTAGAAATGTTCAGAACAGGGTAAAGGGTGCTACTAATACCACCCTTTTTGCTCAGGGGGGGCGGGCAAAAACCGTGCCAGTTTTACCGCACCAAATTTTAGGGGTACCTTATAAAAAAGGGGCGGGTAAAAAACCCGCCCCAAATTAAAACCCTACTTTTTAGGGGCCTTGGTTTGTGGCTTAACTACTAGCTGTACTTGTGGTACGCCCCATGTACTTGCGCTACGGCTAAACCCGCCGTTAAGCAATGCCAGTAAAACAATAGGTTTTACCGCACTTTGGCCGCCGCTTGGTATACCCAACGCGCCCTTGCTTTTACAGGCGTTTAACCAAGCACCTAATGTTAGCTGGCCATTAAGTGCGTGCCATAACATAGTTTGGCGCACGCCGTATTGCTTGGCATTAAAACCACCTAGCGTTTTACTAGGGGCCTTGCCGCCTTTGCCCATTGTAAAACTAGCAAAGGTAACGCCGTTGCATGGTACTATTGCAACGTTGTTAGGGTTGCCGCCAGCGTGGGTAGCTAGCCATTGGTTTACAGCTGCATAATTAAATGCCCCTGTTTTGGTAAGTAGTGGGCCTTTAAGTGTAGCACCTGTAACAACCGTGTTACTTGGTGCAGTAGTGGTATTTGCTTGTGCCATTTTTTTAACCCTTTAAATGGTGGGGCCTTGCCCCGTTAACCGCCAGCGGTTGCTGGCATGCCTATTATATAACACCCCATTAAATGTAATACAACCCCATACATGCACTTTTTTTAATTTATTTTATCACGGTATTTTTGGGCCTTGCCCGCGACTTGACTTGACTTGACTTGACGTGATATATGTATATACACGCAGATCAGTGACGATCATACATGTACACGCTCTCTCTCGTCGTAATCTTAATCTCAGTATGGGTCGCTGTAAAACGCCAGTAAACAAACGACAACAAGACAAATCACAAATACCATTGGTCTATACCTTTGCTAGTTAACAATGGCTATTGTATACCCTAGTGCAATGGTCAGTTGTTGTCTTATGTTGTACTTTTTGCTCTCCTCAATTATTAGTCGTCCCCGATCAAGGCCGATCAACGTTGATCAAAGCCGATCGTTATTGATCAATATATATAGGACTATCGGTATATTAATCCTCAATCATCATCAATCATTCTCTCTCCGTCGTAATCTTAATCTCCGTCGTAATCTCAGTGTGTGTTCGACCTGAATCAATCATCATCAATCATTCTCTCGTCGTAATCTTAATCTTTGTCAGGATCGTCCGAGGATGATAGAATGTGATTGATAACCCCATGCCAATCAAAAGGGGACTCGCAACTCCAGTCCGGTATCAATGGTTCACTGACCTTGGATTCTCCCATTTTAATCGCACGACCACCCCCAAATATATTTAGGGTAGAGGAAGAAGGATGATGAACCAAGTTGTAGACTTTGCCTTTATTCATAAAATATCTGGTTTGCCACGCAATTTGGTGAGGGCGTAGCGCGATGTTTTTTAATGACTTTAACCTGTGGACCTTCAATTCTAGCCAAAATGCCTGACCATTCAGTATGCCATGCAGGTCAGGGATTCCTGGAGTCGCCCAAGACTCTAAGCGTGTCCAAAACACGCCTAGGTCTTGCGTTCCTTCTCTTAGTTTATACCAAAGTTTGCTCTCAGGCTTACTTGTTGCGATATTTCAAACCCCCTGCCAAGCTGACTCTAACATTGCATAAGGGTTATCATCTATGCCCTTTAACCCAAGCTCGGGCATGTATTGGTTAAAGCTATCGCGGTCATACTCACTTATGGCACAAACCTTGTGATATGTTTTATCAATGGTAATAACGTATAGGTAATCAATGTCACCATGTATGCCGTTGGTTACCTCATACTTGCCCTCTAACTGCATAGGCTCGTAATGTGTGTGGGCGTCCCGTGTTTTGGGCGCAACTAACAAAGTCTGCAACATTTCGTCCCATGCTTTATGTTTAACTAACACGTCAGCATACAAACCTAGTAACAGCTTCGGGTCATTTTGCAGTGCTTCAGCTCCTGCTTTGGCCTTGCTTCCTGCAAGCTCTTGGCAAAACGTGGTGTAGTTGTCTGCATACCAACGTATAGCCTCAGCATATTTTTTTAGCTCAGGCCCCACACTACTAGGGTAACCATCGTAATGTCTGTAAATATACTTAACTTGGTCACCGCACTCTAAAACTATGTTACATCTTGTACCCATTTGTCTAACCCTTTCTCGGTTATTTATTAACTATAATTAGTATAGCAACAGCATTTACATTGAGTAACCTTTTTTATGTCTTATTTTGTCTTGTCATCCGCTTGGTTTTCTATCAGTACATTGCCGTCAGCAACAGCGGCAAGTGCAGGGAACTCCTTTTGGAGTTTCTGTATTTCTTTCATCACTTGCTCCCTGTCCATCTGGTCTATTTTTCCATGCAGTATTTCCTTACGATCAATGTAGAGACCTGCGGCTTGTCCTCGTGATTTTTCAGCGGCAACAGCTGCGGCGAAGTTACCACCTGTCATTGCTTGGTCTCTTATTTCAGCTAACTTTTTTACATGGCTTTCAAAGCTGACTTCATACTTTTTGGCTAACTCAGCTTTTAGTTCACCTATTCTCGCTACTACGTTGGGGTAGCGTTGACCATTTAATAATTGTGATGCAATGGCGTGTGCAGATTTTACTGAGTATCCTGCCCTGACTGCGGCCTCTGTTTGGCTGATGTCCTCACAAACATACAGTCTTGCAAACTCTTCTTGCTTGGGTGTTATGTTCTTTTCTGTTCGTGGGTTGGCTACAATTTCAAGCGTTGGCTTGTGAGTAGCTTTGGCTAAAACCATGTTGATGTCCTCTTTGTTTTGCTACTTTGCTATAATAGGAAGAATTACGAAAAGTTACTAGTCTTAAAAAATTCCAAATTAATCGCGCGTACCGAGAAAGTTACTGATTAATTGAACCATTGACCATGTACAATATCTCAATACCCCTGCTAACTCATTGTTTATATGTGTATAGTCATATATCGTATATTTTCAAATGTTAAAAAACCATTTCATCGTAAATCGTATTTACCCCTATTATACAAAGTTGCCTTTATTGAGGGTTTTTGTTGACTATTTTAAGGCCTTTGTGATAATCTCAAAGTATTTATGTAGGGGTACATACCCCTTGGTAGTTTGAGTGTTACTGGTGCGTCGTTAAGTTGAGATGTGCGGGTAAAAAGTGAGGGGCAATAAGCCCCCCACCTTCAAGGGTTATAGGTTCAGTATTGGTTTTACTGCGTCAACGGCGACAGCGCATTGGTAAGGCGTCGTTATAATGTGCATTTGGCTGATGTAGTCACGGCTTGGTATATTTTTTGCGTCAAGCACTAGTGTAACTGGGGTGTCAACACGTTGGTATACCATCACGGTAACAATGCCCCCAAAAGCGTGGCTCGTTATTACTAGCCTTGTGTCATTGTCAATATGGTGTATGTATGCGTCCATACCCTCGTGTGCTGGTACTGGGTCACTGTTTGGGCCACCAAGCAGGTTGTCATGGTGGTTGTCAGTGTATGGTGCTAACCCTGCGTCAGTAATAAACTTATCAAAAAGTGGTTGTTGTGTCATTTGTAAACCCTTTCTCGGTTTGTTGTG